TCATTGGCAACGGATCACGCCGCTGGCGATTTCGTCGTCGATGGAGCGCAGCGCATCGGCATCCTGGTGCATCTGCTCGATCACCTCGAGCAGGCGCTGCGCCAGCTTCGGATCGTTCGCCCGCTCGACGGCGCGCATGACCTCGACCGCAGCCGATTCATGATTGTTCGCCATCTGCTTGAGAGCCTTGCGCAAGCGCTGCTCGGTCCATTTCATCGACATGTCGCTTCACCCAGACTGCATATACGGACCCGCCAGGAACGACAGGCTCGCTTAAGAGCGCCGGACCCGGAACAAGTTCAACCTGCCGTCGCGCCCATGAGGGCGGATTGGGTACCGGAAAGGCAAGCGGAGAAGAGATCGTGAAGCGCAAACGAAAACGCCAGGCACAAGGCCTGGCGCTTCGAAATATGGGGTGGACGATGGGAATCGAACCCACGACACCAGGAGCCACAATCCTGTGCTCTACCAACTGAGCTACGCCCACCATATCGTGAATCGTGCCGGACGTTCCGGCTTCAACCGCAGCGGCCGGACAAGCCGAGCCTGAAGGTGGTGCGGACGGAGAGACTCGAACTCTCACGCCTTGCGGCGCTGGAACCTAAATCCTGTCTCGCACCTCAGAAGCGCTTATATTACAACAGTTTACGCCGACCGCAATCACTTAAACTGTGCCAATCGTGAAATTCCTTTTCACGTTTTCCATTTCCGTGCTTCACGTTTCCGTCACGGTCAATATTCAGCGGTCCGACTCATAGGCCGCGACACCGCTGCCGACAGGCCGCCATTCATCCTGCGGCATGCGCGAATCACAGATGAATACCTCGACCTCCCCGCCTTCTTTCGGCTCCGCAGGCCGAATAGCAGCATGCCGGAGAATCGTCTGCATGTCCGGCACGTAGCTGCTCTCCGAGCCGTGGAACGACCAGATGCCATGTTTCCCAGCGCTGCCCACCTGGTGGTCGAGTTTCACCGACCAGCCCTTGAATCGAATGACAAGCATGCCCTGCCCTCATAGGAAAAGGACGTAGTCTACTCCTAATCCTGACAGGCCCTGTTGGCCGCCAGCAGTTGCGCCTCGTAACCGATCCGCTGCAAGCGTTCGGCGAGCAACGCACGGACCTTGGTCTGGATATCGTCGCCTTTTCGCAGCCCAGTAGTTGCCCAGGCCGGCACCTCGACCGCCGGCACCCGGCATGGCACCGCCACCGGCACTTCTACGCGCACCGTGCGCGGCTCGGCTTCCTGCCGGCCGGCGCATCCCACCAGCGCGACAATCATCAGCATCAGCACCACCCTCATAGACCCAACTCCTGATCGATGACCTCCTCGGCGGCCGCACACTGCTCACCGGCGGTTCGCTGACTTAGCAGGCGTTGGGCTCCGGCATACTGCTCCGCGGCCTGCTGCCGCCCCCGCTCCACAGCCTGCGCGGCATCCCGGGCGCGCTGCTCGTCGGCCACGCGCAGCGCGGAAACCTGCCGGACCTGCTCCGCCACTGCGGACTCCAACTCTCCCCGGGCGGCGCGGCAGGCAACGAGGTCCGACCGCGCGGCGTCGAGCTGCGGGCGGTAGTGCCGCGCGCCGAGCCAGACACCGCCGGCGGTGCCGAGGCCGACCAGCACCAGGCAGGCCAGCGCGATCGAGACAACACGGGCGGAGATCACGACAGCGGCTCCAGGAACAGCGCCCGTTCCGCCGCGCGCCGCTTGACCAGTCCTTCCAGGCGCTTGCCGCCCGCATTCACCCAGCGCGGGAACTGGTCCGCCGCACCCCGGTAGTCACCCTTGTTCAGTAGCTTGAGCAGCGTGGACGACGCAAGATTGGCCGATCCCAGGTTGTAGACGAAGCTCATCAGGGCATCCCACTGATTCTGGTTCAGCGGCACTTTCACCAGCTTGTCCAGTTCAGGCTCGAAGCGCTGAATGTCATTGGCCAACATCCGCTCGGCCTGCTCAACGGTGATCGTCATGTAGCGGGTCACGCCCCGCGTAGTGCCATAGCCGATGGTCCAGACACCCACCGAGTCCTGATAGGCGGACAAGCGCAGGCCCTCGAACGATTTGATGAGGTCTATGCCTCGTTGGGAAGTACGCATTTACGGGTCTCCAGAAACGACGAAGCCCGCTCAATGGCGGGCCTATCTTCGTCGGAAAGGTGTTCGGGTCAGCTACCGGCCAGGATCACCACCAGCACGGCCATGCTCCCATTCAAAATGGGTAGTCTACACGCCGCCCGCCTCCGGCAGCGGATACCTGGCCTTGATCTCCTCGACCTTGGCGATCCAGGCAGAGTAGTTCGGCTCGGTGCCTGCCTTGATCGCATCGAATTCAGCCTCGGTCTTGAGCGGGTCACTCTCCAGGCGGTAGGCATTCGCCCGCGCCGCGGTTGCGGCATCGTACTCAGCCTGCCAGCGTTCTTGCGCCTGCTGTTCGGCGGTCTTTACCTTGCTCCAATCGATCATCGCGGTAACTCCACCGGGCCGCCGGCCTCGATCAGCAACGGTTCAGGGAAGCGAGCAGCGGCACTGGCATCAGCGGCCAGCGGGAACCGCAGGGTTAGTTCCAGCCGTCCATCCCTTCGCGCCACAGGACCAGCGAATAACTCCGATCCAATGGCCTCGGTCGGCAACTCGCCGCCCTCCGGGAGCGGAGTGAAGTCGAACGCCTGGCCGTTCACGGTGAGTACATCGCCAGCCCTGCTCAGCGACAGGCGCTCGTCGCTTCCCGGCAGCGGAGCAAACGGTGACAACTTGATGATCATCAGAACCACCTCCCCACAACCATAATGCTCAACCCGTTAGTACCAAGGTCTTCATTCAAGTAGAAAGTAACTTGGTCCCCGCCCATGTAGCCGCCCCTAACCCCCGCCGCAGCCGATGGCCAGCCGCTGAACGGTATCCAGTTGACGATGAGGCTATATGAGGATCCTCCGATAAACTCAGCCGCCAACTGCACTGTGTTGGGCCCTGCTTGGTAGTTGCTACCAGACCCCGTGATTTGGCGTATGCAAATCTGAGTTCCATCTGCAAACCGAACGAACTCACCATTCGCGTTGCTGCCACGCTGGATCACCGCGCCAGTCGGTACGCCGCTCGACTGCGAAACGGCGCCCAGAATGCTGTCTCGAGAGTACAGCGCGCCCGAACTACCAAGCGCTTCGCGGACAGCCGCACTGCCGAGGCCGAGATCCCCCCGCGCTGCCGCCGCATTTGCAGAGAGCGCCCAGGGCTTGATCCCCGCCAGGGTTGCCCCCCACTGGTTGGCGATCAAGTTGAATCGATCCGACAGGTCCTTGTCGTACCCCAAGATCGGCGCCACCGCATAGGACTGGCCGCTGGCCGTGCTGCCCTGGTAGTTGGGCTTGATCGAGATGACCGTCGAACTGGCGACGTTTGTGACCTCGTACCAACGCCCATCGGGTCCGCGAAATGCATCGCCGACCCGGGCGTTGGCGGAAAATGCGGTCCCAGTGCCGGTGACTGTCGGCGAATTCAGCGTGACAGCGACCGTGCCTGTGGAATACCAAGCCATAAAAGTCTCCTATTGAAATCCGGTTACATCAATAACTAACCAAGTCCCCGCCCACTCTTGCTCAGGCTCCGGTCTCCCGGCGTTCGTTGATCCTGCTATACCAAAGTACTTAATATTTTGCCTGCCGGACTCCAAGCAAACCGCTGAAGCGTTCAGCGTTGCCACCGTTCGCGGCGGTTGGCTCGGAATCAATTCCATGGTCCGGTGATACGCTTTAGTTGCCTGCAAGAGTGCATACACACTGGAACCAACTTGGGCGTCAGCTATATTCACTCTGGTCTGATCGTTAGCCACGTATATCTTCCCAGAGATAACAGAGGAGACTCTCATAGGGGGAGATATCGCAGTGAACACCAGCGCCTCTGTCGCGTTGTAAACCTCCAAACCAAACTCCCCGCTAGGCACATAGTTATCAAATACGTACCAAGCAAACTTTATGGATCCTCCAGTTGGAGCCCAAGACTCCAGAGTGATCTGCCACCCGCTTCCGTCCCTGGCGCACTCCTTGACAAAAACATAGGCTTCCTGGCTCGATGCAGATATCACGCGCAGCGCGACCACTGGATTTCCAGAGTATGGATAGGCCACGACCTGAGTGTTGATAAGCCCTCCCTTTGTAGCCTCTCCAGATAGTCTTAGACCCAGGTTCAGGTAATTGCCATCAACTAAAAGCCTACTCGCGTCGTTCCTCACCTCAAAGCCGGCAGCTGGCATCAGTAGACTCCATATATCAGCATGAATGATCGACCATAAAATCCACTCCACTGAATAGTAGAGCCGGATATTGTTACAATCGGGTCAATATGACGATATGAACTTACTGCCGTCAACGGGGACAGTGAGAACCAAGGTGTGCCAGCACTGAAGTCTGGTACAGCGACGCTACCATCTGAGCTTATCTCGCGAAACCCGATAACCCTACTGATCCGGTCGTTATATAGAATGGATCGTCCCTGACCATCAAAGACCTGGAGACCTGTAGGCATGTCAACTCCAAATACCCATTCTAACCCTCAGCACATTGTTACTATCATAAACAGATATCAGTTGATTGGTGATAACAACTCTTCCTTGCCCAGCCACGGATCCGTTGATTTCAAACGCTCCTGTTTTATCTAGCCGCCAACCAGTCTGACCCGCCACATAATTATTTGACTGAATTGAGTTTCCGATCTTCGCGTTGGTGATCGATCCGTCCTGAATCATCGCGTTGTTGATGAACATCTGGCCTCCGACGATCGAGACCGGCGCCACGGTCTGCCCGCTGGAACTGTTGAACCAGAGGAACCGATCAGCCTGGAACGCCATGGTCGTCACGCTCGTGCCGCTGTCGAAGCCAAGCTGGAACCCGGTGGCGTACTGCTGCCCATTGGCATGGGCCTGGAGCTTCACGCTGTACATCGCCTTCACGCCCTGATCCAGTGACGCTACAACGCTCTGCGTGGTCTGAATCGCGGCCCCGTTGGCGCTCGTTTGCGCCTGGACGGTCTCTACACGCTTCGCCTGCGCCTCGATCTCATTCGCGCGCACGATGACCTCGGTGGCTGCTCGAGCAATGGTGTCCCAGCCCTTCAGCGCATCCGCCTTCTCTCCGGTCGCCGGCTCCCGGCGGGCGGCAGCCTGCAGAACATCCAGGCTCGAAGCCGCCGCCTCGACCTTACCGTCGAGCTCGGTGATATCCGCGGTGTTGGTGGCCACCTGCTGAGCCAGACCGTTGGCCGTCTCGATCGACTGCCCGATGTCGGCCCAGTAGGTCGCGTTCGGCGGCGAGGCGTTGAGCGGCACCGCCTGCTTCGCCTGATACAGCCGGTTGCCGACCCGCACGATATCGTTCTTCGCGTAGGTCTTCGTCGGGTCGTAGGCCAGCACATCGGCCAGATTGTCGATCTGGTCCTGCAGGCCACTGATATCGACCTGCATCTGATCGATGTCGGCGAAGAACTGCTCGCCCAGAGCTGACTCGACGTACTCCTTGGTGATCAGCTCGTTGTACTCGCTCGCATCCGTCGAGCTTATACCGTCGACCCAGGCCGACCAGGGGCCGACGTTGCCGGTCCGGTCGATCAGCCGCCCGCGGAAGGCCAGGCGAGCGCCGGCCGCCAGCGAGGTCAGCGTGTGGGTGTCGGTCGGGTATGCGAACAAGCCCAGGGCAGTTGCGTTCTGTTCGCTGCCGCCCGGGGTAACCGACTGTTGGATCTCGGTGTAGGCGGTGTCCGCCGCGCCACTGGCCGGGAATCCCCACTCCAGGCCGATCTTCCACGGTCCGCTGGTGGTACGCAGGAACGCCAGCGCCGGTGGCGCGCCGGTCTTGCCGGTGATGTTGGTCAACACCGAGTTCGCTGGGATCGACGACACGTTCATGGAGTTCACAGCCCGCACGCGCGCAAGGTACTGGCCGGTGTATACCCCACGTACTTCCACCATCAGCTCTCCCGTACGCGGAACCCTGACCCACTCGCGCGAGCCCCAGCGCCACTCTACGTCGTACGCTACCGCGTCCGGTGCCGCGTCCCAGGCGATGGTCATGATCGTGACCGCCAGGCCTTGCTCGACCGCGATGTGCTGCGAGATCAATACGCGTGCAGGTGGATCCTGCACCCCGGACGGGAGGACGCTGATCGGCCGAGAATCGATGATCGCCCCGTGATCGATCGCATCAAACTTGCCGGGCTCGTGCTGGATAACCTCAAGCTGGAATTGCTCCCAACTTGGTCTGGTCACGTTCTTGACGTAGAACTGCATCAGGGCCAGGTCGTCGTAGTCGATCGCCCAACCGCTCTCGGGGGAAGGCTCTTCACTGAAGTCGGCCACCACCGTTATGACGCGTCCGTCATGACCTTGAATCGCCCTGGCTTCCGAGCGCCCACTGGGCAGGTTGACTCGCAGCCGCGCGCCGACCGGGATATCCACATCTCGGTCTACGGTGATTGCTCGTCCAGATACCGCCGAGATCCTGCCGCCATTCGCACGACCGGCAAGCATGGGGTCTGCCAGAGCCACCACCTGTCCAGGCCGCGGGATGAATCCATCCAGGCCAACCTTCCAGACGGCCCCACGAGTCTGCAACTGCTCAGTCATAAGCGCCCACTGCCCCGCCCGCTGCGCCTGACCCTGGCTGGTGCAGCCGAGAGCCCCGACCGATACCTCCCTGACGATCCCGCCAAGCTCGATAATCGCATCCTCGTCGAAGACCGGCTCCTTGTCTGTCTCGAACGCATTGGCCGGGTTGTCCCAAGAGACCATCGCCAGCGAATGGCGGTCTCGCGTCCGCGTCCCCGAATACGCAACCACACCATCGTTCAGAATCTGCGACGTGGTATAGGTGTAAACCGGGTCCTGAGGCATGTCGGCGTTGACAGTGATCTGGCTACCATCCCAGAACGCCAACCCATGAAAGATTGCAGCGAGATCCTGAAGAACGGCATACGCCTCCTCTTGCTTCTGAAGATAGAGGTTACAAGTGAACCGAGGCTCTTGACCGCCCTTCCCGTCCGGCACCAACTGGTCGCAGTACTGTGCAATGCGATAGAGAGCCCAACGGTTGACCATGCTCTGGTCGATGCGCTCACCCAGGCCGTAATAGGGGTTCAGCACCAGGTCATAGAAGACCCAGGCCGGATTGTTGGAATAAGCCTCCTTGAAGGTGCCGTCCCAAACGCCATTCGTGGTACCGGGGCCGCCGGTAAAATAGGTCCGAGTCTCAGGGTCATAGTTCATCGGAACCCGCACGATCCGCCCGCGCATGAGCGCAGAGAACTTCGGAAAGTCGCCCCCGAACTGCTGGGCGTCATACTCCACGCAGCCAACGGCGGTGAGCGGAAACTCCTGGTTGCTGTCGACAACTTCAGCTATCGCTGTCAGCACCATGGTGTCTTGGACCAGAGAACTGTTCGCCTCCGGCGTGATCCGCCGCACGCGTACCGCCCAGTGCCCTCCTGCCGGCAGGTTGATCCGATGAGAACGGTAGTAAGTCGTAACGTTCTTCCGGTCGACAAACGTGCTGAGTACGGTCTGGTAAGGAGCGCCATCCGTGGCGACATCGATCGCGTACTCAATACGCACCCCATTGATGTTCCCGGACGAATCCTGCGCCTGCAGGTTGGGCCAGGACAGGCGCACGCGTACCGCATCCGCCGTGGCGTTCGTGACGGTGTAGATGTATGGCTGCGTGCTGAGCAAGGTCTGGCCCACCGCAATCTCGTTGCTGGACTCCGCTACACCTTCCAGCCGCTCCTGATTTAACTCGCCCGGTCGAAACTGCCACTTCACGTCGGGATAGTTCAGCGTGCCGTCTTCTGCCTGGATCGGAGTACCGTCAAGCTTGATCGACTTGAGTCCATTGACTGGGCCAACAATCGGTCCCCAGCTCAGGAGATACAGGATCCGAGCAGTGGACAGCGATGCGACGCCGTTCTGGGCGATGTGCGGCTGCTTCGGCTTGGAACTGCCCCCCTTGCTTCCACGCAAAGGCTGATGGCGCTTTTTGGTCACAACAGACATTTTCGATCTCCAGAAACAAGAAACCCCGCCGAAGCGGGGTCTGGCAGCGGTCGTGCTAGAGCTGGTCTTCCGTGTAAACCCCGCCCGACTCGACGGCGCCGCCGATCTCTCGCTCGCCGTAAAGCACTGGGTATGGGTTGCCCTGAGCAATAGTGGTCATGGCGCCACCGAATCCATAGCTCGGGTTATTCCCATCCTCGTTCTTCGCGGCGGAAGCCTGAGTTGACGGGGCCAGCATCTGGGCAACGCCACCAAGCGCCAGGCCAGCGCCGCCAGCCATCATTGCAACGCCTATTGCCGAGGTGGTACCGAACGTGAAATAGCCCGCAACGACCAACGCCGCCCCCAGGACCGTCTGAAAAATCCCGGAACTCTTGCTGCCTTGGATGACTGGCACGATGCGGATGACCGACTCGCCGGCTCCGGCCAGGTTAAGCTCCTCTTCGCGAAGATTTCGCCGCCCTACGAAAACCGCGAACCGCATCCCGCGCTCTTCTGCGGTTCGCATGAATTTCTCGAAACCATCTACCATGCTGGCCAGGGCAATGGCGGCCTCTCGCGGCCCTGATACATCGAGCACATACTCACGGCCAAATTCACGGCCCAACGCGCCATACAGTCGCACGGTCTTCATTGGGGGAAGTCCTTGTGGCGAAGGATCAGCCGGACCCTGTTGGCCATGGACCAGCCGTAGATTTCGCGTGTGGCCGCGCGACCCGCCATGTGGTGATAGATGAACGGACCCGAGCCGCCCAGCGCTGGAGCCTCTTCACTTCGCAAGCAAGGATCGGCACCGAGATAGATCGCGGCATGGTTCGGGTGATAACAAGGCCTCCCTGGAGTGGGCACCTGAAACACCAGCATGTCGCCGCGGCGCAGGTCTTCAACGCGATAGAAACCCGCACTCTCGTAATTGTCCTCGTACAGGCTCGATCCGTCCTTGACCTCCCACCAAAGGTCCTTGCGCTCGAAGTTCGGCAGCGTCACCCCAGCTTCTCGCTCGTACCAATCCCGGCAGGCGCCCCAACAGTCGAGCAAGCCGTGGGAAAACTCTCGGCCAAGCAACGGGGCACGATAACCTGATGGTTTGAACCAGGTCATTTCCCCACCCGGCAGCCCGATGATTCCCCACGGCAATCCGTGAAGCTCACAACTGACCCGGTCGGCCATGCTCGGGATCGGAGCCTTGTCAGGATGGCTATGGATGACGGCAATTACTTCGCCGCGGTCCTCTGCTGCTGCGTAGTCCCGGTGATCCATGACGAAGTTTTCGCGATCACTGACCGCCAGGTTGCCACAAGGCGCGTATTCTCGGCCGCTATCGGTCTTGAGCAATACGCCACACGCCTCGCTCGGGTAGACGGTTTCGGCGTGCGCCAGGATCTGACACTGCAGCTTTTGACTGATGCGCATGCTTACCTCGACAAAACGATCAAACTTGCCCCCAAGGAACCGCCGAAGCGGTTGGTGTTGCCGCGCAGCTTGCAACTGCTCCAGCGGCCGCCACACCGATCGAGAGCCGGGTTATCGGTAGGCTCATCCTTCTTCGTGAAGAGGGCAGCGCCGGTATAGGCGCAAGCCTCTCCTCGATACTGACCTCGGCACGCCCACCGGCAAAGCTTGGTGATCTGCTGGGCCGGTAGCATCTGCCCCTCCATGTCGATAGGGCTGCTGAGCGCGAAGGTGACCTGCTCCCGGGTTTCCTCGGTCTTCTGCTCGATGAACCAGATCCCCATCCGAGCCTCGTCGGCTGCATCGGGGTTGCCATCAGGGAAGTTCGCGGCATCCAGATAGTGCCTCCACGTCTCGATCACCCGCACCCTGGCGCCACAGAGGTCTCGCAACTGAAGGCAGATGGCCGATATCGCTCCTCGTATGCCGGCGAGTTCGTTTGCCAGTTGGAGGGTCGGCGACGCGGGTCGACCATCGCCACGAATATCAAAGCCTTTTGCGGTGATTTGGATCGGCTCGTACACATTGCCCTGCCAGATGATCTCCCCTTCTTGGGCGTGGCCATGGAATCGCCAGAGATTTCCGCCAAGGCGCGTCGCATCCACCTCAAACAGCCGGATCAGGTTCCCCGGCTCAAGCTTCTGCACATCAGCATTGAAGGCCATGCGTTCTCCAGATATGAAAAAGCCCGCGCGAGGCGGGCTGGAAGGTTGTACAGCGTGGATGAAATGCCAGTGGCAACCGCCCTACCGGGGTAGTAGCGTCGTGCCTTCATGCAAGGGTTTCCCGACCCTGAGCGTGCCGGCCCAGGGATCGGGAGGCGCCAATGTCGGCGCGGTTAAAGACCTAGGAGGTCGAAATGAGCGTTAATCTGGAACAACGTATAGCAGCAATTGAGGCCGTTTTTGCCACGCATGCCTCAGCCAACACTAATGCGATTATCGAACTCATCAGTGCCGTGAAGGAAATTCCAGGATTCGAGGCAGCATCATTTAAGAAGGGGCTTCTTGATGCTAGATCGGTAAGCATCGAAGGCGGAATCCAAGAGCATTACAACCAACTAATCGACAACTTCATAGCAGCTATTGAGAGATAAGCTTAATACCTGCCATATATCTCCCTGACTTATCGAAAAGGATGCGATATTGAAGCTTCTTTTCTTTGCCATCCTTTTCGGTTTTTCCTGCTTCTCTGCTCATAATTTTCTCCCGCGGCATAGCCGCTCATGGTTGGTTGTTACGGGTAGAAGACCTGAACGAACGTGAAGCTCAGTTCGTACAGACCTCCCCCCAACGGCCTCAGCCTGTATCCATTGCACCGGTATCGACCCTGTACGCCGCCAGGGGGCGTCCATAGGAACGACTTGTACCCCTCGTGCCGGTCCAGAAAGGCGCGGGCGCCCAGGAGATCATCACCAGCCTCCAGGCGCCCGATGATCGTCATTCCATCCCAGGTCTCGGATCTGGTGTTGATCCCCGTTCCGCCGGACTGAACGTATCCATCCCCGAAGTCGTTCTGCCAGGTGCGTTGAGCAGTCTCGCCGGTAGCTCCAAGGCGCGTACAGTAAGAAAAGGTCTCAGCCACTTATCGTCTCCAAAGCAGACCGTTCTGCCCCATCTCTTCCCGAATGACGCTCCGGACCTCCTCCCGCAAGGCCAGCCCGGCAGCCTCTCCCTGCATTCGAGCTTCCTCTTGGCTCATGCCCGGCTGGGCATTAACCGTGACCGGAGCGTTGATAGTGATCGACGGCGCCTGTCCAGCCCCAGCACTCGCGCCGCCCGCCCTGCTGAGGAAATCAGTCAGATCCCTGTTTTGGTTCGGGCTGAGCACCCGCTCACCAGCATCAAGCAGCCAGGTACTCTCCTTCGGGATGTTGTCGATGCCGCCGTGCGCGATGCCCGCGAAGGCCGCCGAAGAAACTCCAGCAACCATTGGCGCGGTAGCTGCGGCGGCAGCCGCAGCAGCACCAGCAGCCAGGCCAGGGCCAACAATCGGGATGGCAGCCGTCGAGGCAAACGCTGCTAGCTGTGCCTGAAACGCCGTTGCCTGAGCATTGGCGACCAGCCTGATTGCCGCAGTCGATTGAGCCGTCTTCCCTACGACCAACTGCACCGCCTGGTAGACAAGCCACTGGGCGGCCATGTCAGCCAGGGCCTTGATGACCGACTTAGCCAGGTCCGCAGCCATGTCACCGAACGCATCTCCGAGACTCTTGGTCCGCGTGACGATATCGGTGATTGCATCGCCCAAGCCGTTGGTAGCATCGCCAAGTGCACCAGATACGAAGTCAGAGGCCTGCTTCGAGTAATTCTGCGCATCCTCCACGTAGGTTTCCCATGCGGAGCGGGCTCCGGACACCCAGTCCCCCTGGGCCTCAAGTCGAGCATCGTAGTTTGCCTGCAACTGCTCCAGCATTTGCTCATGGTGCTTCTGTTGAGCCTGGAGTTCTTGCTGGTACTCGTCGTCGCTCATCCCGACCGATCTGTCTGCGTAGCGGTCGGCAAGATCCCTGCGGGCCTTGGCGTAACGGTCATTCTCCTCGTTCAGCTTGTCGAACAGCCCCCTCTGGCTATCGCTCATCCCCATCCCGAGGATTTCGCGCTGCCCTTCGAGCTTGAGATTGCCCAGGCTCTCGTCCATCGCGGACTTGATCTCTCTGAGCCGCTTCACGAACGGATTGGCCGCGTCCACTGCGGAGTTGAACGACTTGGCCGCCCACTCGATTCCCTTCGCATACTCCTGGCTCGTGATCTTCCCCCTGTCCTTCAGGGTGTTGAGGGCCTCGATGTTTTTCCTGTACTCGTCCGCCGCAGTCGCGGTAGGGTCGATCTCCTTCTTGAGGTCCCGATACCGCTCCTCAGCCTGCTTCAGCCCCTTCGCAGAGTCCTTCAACAGGTCCTTCTGGGACTTGGTCGAGGCATTCGCCTTGTCCACGGCTGCGGCATAGGCCAGGGCGCGCTTTTCATCGTCAGGACTTAGCTTCAGGATGCCAGCGTTGATCTGGGCGCGGAGCTTCTCTACCTCGGTCAGCTTGCCGGCGACAACGCTCTGTTTCTGCAAATTATCCAGATAGCTCGCGCCAGCCTTATCCGAAGCAAAACGGACCCCATCTATTTCTCTTTGAACCTGCTGCATAGCAAGCTTTATGGAGTCAATTGTTTCTTTCGTTTTCGGAATATATAGACCGTAAAGAGGGTTACCCTTGCTCCCGTCCTCAGCAGCTTGGTACTGGTTCAGTTTTTCCTCTTCGACCTCAAGCTGCGCCCTAAGCTCTGCAAGTCTCCCTGTAAGCTGGTCGTAAGACTGGGTCTTTAAGTTCTCAGGAACCATTGATCGCGCGGCTCGACGAATGCGTGATGACGCATCATCAAAAGCGTTGGCTGCCTTGTTGGCATTCTCCTCAGCCTTATTGCCAAAATCGACAAAGGACAGAGCAACCGCTCCTATTGACAGAAGAAGGCCCGGCCACCCGGCAGCCATCCGGAGAATCCATGATCCCGCCTTGGATGCAGCGCCAGCAATCCCCCCCAAAGAGGCAGTTAACAGGCTAGATGTAGCCGCAACCTTCGCGCCTGTCTCGGCGACAAGTAGTTGAGATGCGGAAACCTGTCTATTCGCGGCAGCGACAGCGAGAGTAGATGCCTCCCACCTTGCCATGGCTGCGGTCGCAGCCTCGGAAGACGCCACCGTGGTGGCCGCCAGTTGCTGCTCAGCAACCTGTAGTTGCTTGGTTATTGCAACTTCACTGAGCCTCAGCTCAACCATCCTGGCGACTGATTGCTGCCGCCCAATTTCGGTAATTTGGGCTTTTAGTCGCTGTACCTCGAGCTCCTTTTCGGCAGCGATTGCAGCCTGCACCGACTGAAGTCGAGCAATTTCCGAAGCTTGCCGCTGGCGATCAGCCGCAACTTGCGCTTCAGCGGAAACAACAGCCTGCCTGGCACGTCCCGCCTCTGCGACAGCGGCAGTCTGAATCGCTTGAGCACGAAGCAACTCACCCTTAGCGGAAGCTGCTGAAGCACTGGCCTGGGCTTGAGTCGCTTTGAAGTCCTGATACTTAGTATTTACAAATCCAACTAGCACTCCAGCAGTACGTCCGATCGCCAGATACAGCCCAGTATTCAGGACCTGGACGAAGGCCTGTACGCCCGTAGAGTCAAGCGACTTCGACAGGGAAACCATGGCTTCCGTAAAAGCCTTGGACACCCCGAGAGTGCTATCCAGGCTGCCGATCGCCCTGGTCGCGCTGTTCTCCAGAACTTGAAACGCACCAGCTATGGTGGTCTGGGCGCGCGCAAATTGGTCATCAATCGCGCGGGTTTGAGACAGAATCGCCTCGAAGACTTGCTTGGAAGTCAGTTTGCCCTGTTCGCCAAGCTTCCGGAGGTCTCCAACCGCAACCCCGAGACCGTTTGCGACGGCCTGGGCCAAGCCCGGAGCCTGCTCGAGTACCGAGTTCAGCTCCTGACCTCGGAGCACTCCCGAGGCGAAGGCCTGGCCGAGTTGCACCAGCGCACCTTCCGCGGCGGCAGCGGAAACACCACTGGCCGACATAGCCTTGCTGATGTTCTGGGTAACCTGGACAACTTGCTGTTGATTTACCCCGAGGTCGCCAGTTGAAGCGGCAATCCTCTGGTACAGCTCCGCAGTGCCCTCCAAGGATGACTGCGCGTTCTGAGCGACGGAATACACTGCCTCCATCGATTGACTGAACTGAGCCTGACTTTCGCTGACCTGCTTGATGCGGTTCTCAATAGAGACCCAGGCTTGCGAATATCCAACAAGCTCTCGGGCGCTCAGATAAGCAGCCGCCGCAACACCAATAGACTTGATAGCGCTAACTGCTGTCGAACTCGCCCGCTGCGTGCTTTGCTCAATCCGCGCCATGCTGCGCGCAGTGTCTTGGGAGGCACGATTCAGGTTCTGCTGAAACCCCCCAATGCGCGCAATGAGGTCGAGCGTCAGCACACCAAGGGAGCGAGAGGCCATTTAGATTTTCTCCGGACAATAAAAAACCCGCCAAGATGGCGGGTTTCGAAAATCTTTCGCTTTTATAAGCGATCTAACACAGAGCTATTCCATTTCCAAATCCTGGAGAACCCATTCGTCTTTAGAAGCAACCTTATTAAGAACAGCTATATATCTTGTCCTCACCACTCCGCCAAAAGAGTTTTGCGCATCAACGTATGCAACGACCATATGCTTACACTCAGAAGGCTCCCCAGTCTGAAACGCCCTAACTTCATCATCAGTTATTCTTGGGAAAACCGCTGTAGAGGGAGACTTCAACCTGCTCTTGACGAATCCTTGAGACATTACAAACGCCATAGTAGAGTTCTTACAGGAATAAGCCTCACGCTCTTCTGGTGAGCCACATCCAGTCAAAAACAAACACAGAGATAGTGCTAGAAACTTTCCATTCATAAAGAGGCGCTCCTGAAAAAAGCGACCATACCATCACTGCGCCAGCACAGGAACCCAGCATCCTTGCCAGGTCAAACCCAAGCGGCCATCGCCTGTTCGAGCGATATCCCCACCGACTCTACCGGCGCTCGAACATGGGGGCGGAAGTCGTCGGGCTCGCACTTCACCCCGCCAACCTTGGCCTGGATCGCCGCCAATTGGGCCAGCACCCACTCCAGGCGATAGCTCCCGTTGAGGGAGCCACGCTTTTTCAGGTAGGCAACCCACGCCCTGTACTCATCGTAGTCGATGCGCTCCTTCGCCTCGCGAATGGTGCAACCGCCGATGCCGTTCAGCACGAGTTCATGCCAAACCTCATCGGCGGGCGTCAGTTTTTTTCGTCACCCGGCGCCGTGCCATTTACCTCCGCGACAGCCTGCAAGAGCAGGAAGCCCAACGCAGGGTCGAGGTTGAACGCAGTTTCGTAGGGAATCTCCTCTTCCCCACCCTCGCCCAGTCTGACGCTCTCGGCCAGGTAGCGCGCATTCTGGCTCTTCTTGTCGTCGTCTTGGGCGAACAGGCGTTCCATGGCACCGAAACTGCTGCGCTTGATGAACACGTCGAAGGTGTCCGTGACCGCTTTTTTCTTGCCCGGCGGGGTGTGCGTCCAGGTGATGCTTTTCTTCACCAGTCCATCGCCCAGGACCGCGCCAGCGGCCACTAGATCGGCTAGTTTCATGTCTGCTCCTTACGCGGTTTTCGGAATCCACTGCCCTGCGCCAGAGCGCTGGATCGTGGCCTGGGTGGCGACCAGGGTGTTGGCTGCAAAATCGAACGGGAAGTCGCTGACGTAACCACGGAAAACGAACCATGTACGCGTCGGCGGAAGATCAAAGTCCCAGTCTCCATTGCTGTCTTGGTCTGCGGACGGGCTTACACCGACACCATCTGACCAGCCGACAGCAAAGACAATATCCTGGTCACTGTCATCCTCTGAGAGCTGAAAGAGCCGAACATGGCTCGCATTCCGCGGATCTGCATTCAGTCCGAGAGTGGCTTGACCAGGGGTACGCATGCCCTTCTTGTATTTGCGCGAGGTCTCGCTCAAGCACGGGTCCTCGATCTGATCCGCCGGGTTTCCTCCGGGGTTGAAGGAGGTTGCGCACTCGATCTCCATCACCGTAAAAGGACCAGATCCAGAGCGGGGCGGAACAAGGGCATAGACCTGAGTTCCTTGGGTAAGCATCGACATAACGTCTTCTCCTGTAGCAGGCAATAAAAACCCGCGCGGTGGCGGGCTGATTGGTTTAGGTGTCTATCGCTGGACTATCCAGTCGATGTCAAAGCTGACTCGGTAGGTCTTGGTATCAGGATCAACAGATTCCCCTCCCCAGCGGACTACATAGGCTGAAAGCTCAATTGCATCCCTGATGGCCTTTGCTGCATCTCTGGCTTCCGCAGCGGTGGCTGAGAAAATGTCCACCTGGAGGGTGAACCCATCGGCGTCAGGGCGCCCCCATAGGTAGTTCTCCGGCGATCCAGATATGGTCTGCCATGTTGCGTACGGCTTGACGACGAGCTGGGGGGCCAGGCCAAACTGATACATCCTCAGCGGGGACGCACCGAGAATCGCGGTAACAGCGGGACTACTTGAGCAGACCTTAAAGATTGGCGGATGCATCACCTCCCCCTTAGAGCCTTGTCTATTTCGCCATCAAGCTCGGATATGAATTTTTCAGTAACGGGCTCAATGTTTTGAGACAGAGCAGGCCGCATGAATGGCTTCGCCGGCGAGTACTTGGTGCCGAACTCCAGATAGCGCCAGTGCCTGGTGTCGCCACCAGGATTTCCGCTTGCATCCTTGCTGTACTGGTTTCGACCAGCGCCGCCGCGCACTCCAACCTTCATCACCACCCCCCCTTCACGCCGCCCCTGCTTGGCGGACTCTTGAGTGATGATGTTCTTCCAGATTTTCTCTGGTGTTTCGGGATCATCGACAAGTCGCGCCTTTTCTCGTGCGGCATCCCTGACAATGTTCATCGCCCTGCGGGCTGCTTTTCTCAGGCCGTTCTTTTGGAGGCGCGGGCCAAGAGTTCTGAGTTTCTCGAGCACGCCTTCAAGCCCGGTGATGCTGAACTCAACGCCGTCAGCCATGGACTCTCCGGAACGCAAAGCTGGTGATGCCTTCTCGGCCAAGTTTCGACTCCTGGTCGTTTAGCTCGACACATTCGAAACCTTGACGCTCGCACCATCCGATCAAACCGTGCATCGTGTGGTACCAGATATGCTCACCCGGCTTGTAGTGCTTGGAGGACAGGCAGTCAGCCTGATCCTTATAAATCGGCATCGACACGAACAGCCACTCGCCAACATGGTCGAGCAGCTTCTCCGGCTCGGGAATGTGCTCCAGGCTGTCCCAGCAGGTCACGGCCTCTGCGTGGTGCTGGTACGGGTCGTAGTAGCGCTCCTGCGCCCTCAGCCAAGCCACCGCTTCCTGATTCACGTCAAAGCCCATCGCGCCGGACTCTGTGACGAAACGGCCTCCGCCGATACCGATGTCTACCACTTGGCCGGTAAAGTGACGGCGCACCAGATCAATACGGGCCTGGGTCAGCGCGGCGCCCATCGGGGTAGCGTCAAGCACCTGATACTTCTCGAAATACGGCCCGCTATAATCCATCGGCGGGCGCGGGTGGAAGCCCATGCCAAGTTCTTCAGACCAGAGCAGGCAGTCGGTCAGCCCAGGCGGCAAAGCGTGCGTCATGATCGGCGATCCTTTTGTCACAGTTGTGCTGTTTCAACGTGCAGCGGCAGAACCTGTCGGGAACCGCGAATGTGATGCGGGACAGGTCCATGCATTTGTCGGTTATGTGTTCCGGCGAGTTGTAGCCGCCCTGCCCGCCACAGATGACCCAGGCCGGCCGCTTTGCGGCGATGGCGGCCGGCACGATCCAGCCGATGCCGCCAATCACCGCATCCGCGTGCTGCAGCAGGGACAGCAGTTGTTCAACTGGCAATTCGCCATGGTGGAACCGGATATCAGCCGGTGGCAGCGGGTCGAGCGCCCATTCCTTGCCGTGCTCTAGGTCGGCCACCGAGACGACCTGGTAGCCGCGGCCGCGCATCTCGGCGGCCGCTTGGGCGATGTACTCCGGCAGAGGGTTGCGCGTGTCGGCACGCCATTCCGTCCGTACCGTGGCTGGGCGGACCAGCACATAGCGACCTTCGACCGGCGCATGGCCGAAATCTGGCAGATCGAACTCCGCCGGCTCGCAGCGGAACGCCTTGCGCAGCCCCTGGATGATCGGGTCGCGGCCGTAGGCGATGCGCAGTTGCGGGCCGCCGACCGGGGCGTGCCATTCATGCTCTCGGTTTACGTTGCGAAGCTGGGTGCGCAGTTTCGTGTCGGGGCGCACGCACTTGACCGGGAGGTCTTTCAGCAATTGCGGCCATGGCGTTTCGAGAAACGCGCCTGGATAGTTCTTCACGAAGGCGCGCGAGTAAATCGAATCGCCAAGGCCGAGCATTCCCTTGATGAGCACAGATCAGCCGGCAAGCTTGCTGCGCAGTTCGTAGCCCATCAGCGGCCAGATCTTGTTGGCCGCGTTCTGCCGCGCGATCTTCCGACCGACCTCGGCGTCGAAGTTATCCGGGCTTGCACAGGCCGACTCACCCGTGACGGTGAAGCCGTTCTTCAGCACCAGGACGCAGAGGGTCAGAAGGCCGAGTGATCCATGCACGCCTGCCACTACAGAGTCAGGGTTGCAGTCAGGACGTTGATTCACGCCATCAGCGGCGGTGAAGTAATACTCGCCAGCAATATTCGCCTCGATGTCAACCGGCGTGATGCGCGGCGCGCTCAAGCCTTTGGCTTGAATCTCTTGCTCGATAGCTTGGTCGGTCATTTCATAATCTCCAGAAACGACGAAGCCCGCACTTGGCGGGCTTTCGTTCGTCGGATTGGGTTAGGCGGCTTCTAGCCCGAGCACCATCTGCAGGCGGTCGCGCATTTCGTCCACGCGATGTTCCAACATAGGTTTTTTGAACTTCCAATCCGCAAGCCCTTTACCGTGAAGGCTGGCCAATTGGCGCCCATCCTCAAGCTGCTTGCACGCCCGGTCGAACGCCTGTTTCTCGGTCAGCTCACCGCGCAGCAGTGCGTCAATGTGTAGGTCTGCCCAGACAGCAAAGTCGGGCGATATCCAGCGAGCAAATGCCACGGCCAGCTTTGGGTGAAGCCAGGTGCCACCGCCGCGCCCACGTTGGCCGCGAATCAAATCCCTCGAATCCGAGGTATTTAGATGGCGAGCAAGCGCCTCGATGTAGGCTTCGGTTTCCTTGTTGCGCAGCCAGTTGTCCAGTCGCATGCCGTGAGCTGCTGCGATGTCGGTTGCGTTAATCCATCCATCGCTATTGAAACGCACCGGTTTGCCTTGGTAGTGAAATGGAATGACGTTGCTGCTCATATCGTTACCTCGCTCATCAGGCGAATAGAAACGCAGCGGGGCGGACGGATGAGCGACATCCGCCGTTCGGCTGTACGGGCCTAGCTGCGTGTTGGGTGCCCTTGCGGGCGAAATCGTTACTGGCCGTCAGTCAGGCCATCGGAGCAGCGCAAGCGCCACTCACGGCGAGCAGTGGCATCGGTCTCTGCACTGGTGATGTTGTAAACCCGGCCATCCCAGAGGATTCGCCAGGTGTAGAGCTCCAGGCGGTCAACCGGGAACCATCGGCAGTTAATGCGAGCAGTGGTCTCTGCCTGTTGCGCATCGGCAGCGATCAGTTCACGGCCGGGGCCTGTCAGCACCTCTGCGGGGACATCGAAGCGACCGGAAAACAGAACGGCCTCCCAGGTCGTTATCACCTCGCCGGTCACCGGATCTTGGGTATGCACCTGACGCTGGAACTCGATGCGGTGGCGCATGCGGTAGGCGAGCATGTCAGTCTCCGTAGAAATGATCTTTCACGGATTCGGGATGCCAAGCCCTGGCCGCATTGCCGGAGTAGGTTTTCGGGCACGCCTTGATGTCGTGATCCTTCGCGCCGCAATAGGTGCAGCGGAGATTTGCGCGCCGGGCACTGCCGGAATAGGTGCTTGGGCAGAGCGCTTTCGTGTGCGCATTGCTTCCGCAATAGGAGCAATACATTCAAACCCCCAGCCCGCAGCGGTACGGCATGAGCTTGACTTCGGCAGCCTTGCGCAGGGTGTCGACTTCATCTGGGGCGGCCTGATAGTTGGCCTGGAGCAGCAGCAGAACCCCAACAACCACGCTGGGCGGCAATCCGGGCTCACTGCTAACGGCCTCGCTGCTAACCTCGCAGTTACACAGCCCATCCAGAGACTGGCGTGACATGAACTGGCGCGCTTCGTCCTCGGCGCTATCCAGCAACAACTGGATCTTGACGTCATCCGAATCATGGATCACATCAAGGAAGGACTTTGCTGTATCAAGCGGGATCATGCTCATTCAGCACTTCCTCCAGCGGGCGTCGAGCGAAGCAGGTCAGCGCTGTTTCGCGAGTGCAATTGATGATTTCGATTGTCGGGTTGTTGCGCTTCAGGCGCTCGAACTCGGACGGCCACTCCGCGATCTTGCCGGCGCTCCCAAGCCCCTTCGGGTGGTCGCCGTGCCAGTGCGATTGGCCATTGGTTTTCTGCATGTCATAGCCCAGCAGGATGATGCGTTTAGCACCCCTGGCGATGGCCAAGGAAACTGCGCCGCCGCCTGAGTTCCTGTAGTGCTCGATGCGCTCCGTCTTGATTCCGAAGGGATTGGCGCTGAGTGTCAGAAGCTCGCCACAGAAGTTTGCTTTAGCCTCCGCGGCGTATCTCTCCCACCAGACCTTATCCATTGCCCACAGCGCATCAGCCCAGGGGGTCAGTCGGAACGTTGTGTTCGTGCAGATGGCCGCCCTCTGCGGCGAGGAGTTCCGCCACTCTCGGACTCGTTCGCAGTCTTCTGCTGTGAGGCTGGGGCCACTTGCGAGGCAGACAGCGACTCGCCAGCCACAGGCTTTGGGATCTCTGATTCCACAATCTGGCAAAGTCCACGCGCCACCAACTGGCGAGCCAGGTGCTCGGATGCGAGGTATGCATCACCACCAGCCTTTCTCACGCGACCGCCGTCTAGGTATGAACGAACCGGCTTGATCATTACGTCAGACATAATCACCTCAAAGAAAGAGGGGCCGGGATACCGGCCCCTTCCAGTCAGCTGGCGGTCAGCGAACCAGTGACAAACGCCTCAGGCCGATAGACCGCGAAGGCCAGTCGCTCTTCAGCGCGGATGGTTACCATGTTGTTCTCGAAGTCCTTGTCGTTCTCGGTGGAGACCAGAACCTCGATATCCATGCGGTCGAAGATCTGGGCGCCGAGCGAGAACGCTCCGGTCAGGAACTCGTCCTGAGTGATGGCCTGGGTTTCCACCACCGGCAGACGCCAGAGGGTCGGAGTGGTGCCGTTCTGCGGGCTGCCGATGATGTAGCGGTTCTCGGCGTCCTTGGTCAGCTCGATCAGCGCCCAGTCGATGGGGTTGAGCACGATACCGCTGGCCGGGAACTCGGCCAGTTGCGCCTGAAGGATCGCCAGGCGGATGCGGTCGATTCGCTGCTCGGCAGTCACCACTACGCCGCTCGGCGGAGCGTAGGCCTGTGCCTGCGGAATGATGCCGTGCAGATTGGCACCGGTTCCGTTTCCGTATAGCAGTTGACCTTCTTCGACCAACATCAGGCCGTAGCGAGCGCGCGCATCGATGTAGCTCTGCAAGGCCGATGCGTCGTCCAGGATCTGGCGACTTGCCTTGAACAAGTGGGCGATGGTGCGAACCGGCGCGTTTTCCAGCTCGAAGGTCAGGTCCGAGTACGGCTTCTGAGTGCCTTCCGAAACAGGAGCGGCATTGTTGACGAAGCCGGTCTCGCGAACGTACTCGACGGAGTTCGATTCAGTGGTGCCAGGCGCAACCAGGTCGCGGATGGTCAGTCGACGCTGCGGAGCGGCAACGACACCGGGGCGACGATCAGGAGCAACCAAGGAACCACCAGAACTGTCGATGGAGGTGATGGCCGAGCGCGGCATGGATACGCGATGCGAACCGCGCAGGGAGCTGGTTACACCCTGCTCTTTCAGGCTCTCTGCGACCATTTGGCCGGCGGTCTTCGGTGCTTCCTCGCCGCCGTCACGCTTCTCGTTGGCCAGCATGGCTTGTTCCGCGGCGCTCAGTCGTGCTTGCAGTTCGCCCTGAGCGGTCAGCAGTTCGTCGACCTTGGCGCGGGTTTCCTTGTTCATCTCGCCGAAGTTGGCGATTTGGGTATTGACCTGTTCGGCCTGGGCCTTGATCTGATCGCCGACCTGCTTGAGGCTGGTGTTCAGTTCGCCGATTTGTTTCTCGAAGTCGCTCATTGCGATTCTCCTTGGAGGAATTTAGTGATGTCTTGTGCTGCCCGTAGTGCAGCGGAGAGGTCAGGAGCGACAGCGCCAGGCATATCGGTCGGGGTGTCACCACCCCCGCCAGCAGCGCCAAGCATGCTGGTCTTGAAGTCATTGATGAGTTCATTGCGCTGGCTTCGCGGCATGCCGCTGCGAGCCAGAGCGGCATCCATCCGGCGCTTGGCCAAGATGGCTTCACTGCGGTTGCTCGGCGCACTGGAGATCTCGTCGGATTCCAGGAAGGCATCTGCCCACCCCTTGTCGACGGCTTCGCGCCCGCCGATCCAGGTCTCGGCGTCCATCTGCTTCACGATGTCGTCGATATCGATGCCGGTGCGCTGCGCGTAAATGTCAGCCAGCGTCATGTCGAATGGCTCCAGCCAGTCGGCGATCTCACGCAGGTCGTTCCGATTGCCCATGGCGATCAGCCAGGCGTTGTGGATCATCAGGAAGGCGGCGCGGCCAATGCGGATTTCATCCCCTGCCATGGCGATAAAGGAGGCGGCAGAGGCAGCCAATCCGATGATGTTCACCGTGACCTTGCCCTTGTGCTCGCGCAGCAGGTTGTAGATGGCCAGCCCCTCGAACACGTCGCCACCCGGGCTGTTGATGTTCACGGTCACATCGACATCGCCGCCGATGGCGCGCAGCGCACCGGCAATGCGTTTCGCGGTTACGCCCTCGCCGGTCCACCAGTCGTAACCGATGGGCTCGTAGATGGTGATGGTGGTGTCGGGGTTATCGCCAGTAGCTGCTCGAAGCTCAGGACGCCATGCATCTAGCGCTTTGGGCGCCAGGTCGCACTGGACGCCCGAGCGCGGGCGAGCCTCCGGCGCTGCCGGAAGATTTCGCAGAGTCATGGGTTACTCCTGTGTTTCTTCGAAGTCGGGCCCAGGAACTTTCAGTCCTGCACCATGCTGATTTACGAGCTGCCGCGCCTCGTCGGCGGTGATCATTTTCCCAACGCCGAGGTAGGCCTTTTGAACCGCCTCTACGGCGGAGAGCTTTCTTTCGTTGCCCCCCCTAGTTGATCGAGGGGGACCAGGTTGGATTGGACGGTGAGTATGTCGCCACCGGGAAGCTCTGGAAGGTTCTCTTTCCGGCGACCCTCGTTGCGGGTCATGAATCCGTTTTGCGCCATGGTGCTGTACCAGGCAGCGCGACCCGCGCTATCAGCTTTCAGGAATCCCTCAAGGGAAAACTCGGCGTAATAGCGAATCCGCTCGGGCGCAGTTAGCAGCCGCTTGTTGACGCACTGCTGAATCTGATTGGTGATCGAACTGATCGAGAATGTCAGGAACGCGAGCATCTGCTGTTCAAGCCCGGTCCCCCAATTACTCCCTTTGTCGGTCTGGCCAATCATCCAGGGCGGAACCCCGAACCATCTGCAAATCTCGATCACTCCATGCTCTCGCGTCTCCAGCAACTGAGCATCGACTGGGTTGATGCCGATAGTCTCAGGAGTAATCCCCTGCTCCAGAACCGGGGATCTTCCGGAGTTCATCGCGCCCGATACGGACTTCACATACTCCCTGAACTCCTCCCGCTGCGCAGGCTGGAGAATGCGGTCAACCTTGAATGCGACCGTGGGGAGCAGCCCGTTCTTGAATGTGCCGTTGGCGGCATCCTCCGCCGACATGACCGAACCGAAGACATCGACGCCATACCGGATGGCAGAGAGACCGACTCTGCCATCCAGCGTGAACGCCGGGATGTGCAGCATGTTTGTGCGCTCGATCTCTCTACGGGCGCCCTTCTTTGGCGTGTAGAAGTACTTCAGCCGACCGTTGTCATCACACTCCAGGTCGACCCTCGACGGAAGCAGGAAGTCCAGCGCAGCTGGCCTACCGGCAGCACGACGAATCTCCGCGTATGCATTCCCCCAAAGCAACATCGATGCGACCATGGCTTGCCAGAACTGGAAGGCCGTCATGTCGTCATTGGGGCTGTTGTGAACAACATCGTAGAGCGGGAACGACCGAGCATCGACTCTGCTCCCGTCCGCTTTCCGCTCGTACACTCCCAGCGGAAGACCGGCGACAGAAGTAGAGATCAAGCGAACGCAAGCCCATACCGCGGACAGCTTCATTGCCTTGTCGACAGTGACCTTCTTCCCGCTCGAGGACTCTCGCCCCAAGAACTGCGACCAGAACGCGCCATCTGTCAGGCGGATGGTCTTATCTCCCCAACCGAACAATGAAGCCCTGGGCGCAGACGTAGCACTGCTCAGGACTTTTCCGAGACTCTTACTCACTGGTCAGCCCCTTGCGAATGAACGCCGCGATAGCGAATGCTGAAGCTGCACCGGAAATGAGCGCCCAGCCGAGCCCCAGCAGCACGAAGGTTCCGGCTACGAAAAGAGCCAGACCAAGGACGCCGAAGAAGAGGTAGAGGCCAGTTGCGATGTTCATGCGATGATCGGGTTCCGTATGGCGTTCATGAAATCGTCGCCGTCATCAACGCCGGCAACCAGGGCGCGCCCCATAGCCATGATCAAGGTCACTGGACCATCGATCTTGCAGTTGGGGTCGTTGTCGTTTTCCTTGCGCGGGTAGATGTTTTCCTTGGCGTCGATCTTTGCCGCCACATTGCCCATCATCCAGGTCATGACCGGATTGCCGTCATGCCAGAGTGTCCGAGCTATTACCCTCGCCTCCACCTCCTTCATCGGGTCGCTCATGTTCTTCACTGTCTGGTTGAAGTCCACGACCGGGATGGATGTGTTGGAGAGTCGGGTAATCAGGTAGTTGGCCTGCCAGTCGTCGAAGGCAACATCTTGCAGGTCGATCTGTTTTGCCAGATCAAGGATGTCTGCCTCGATGAATGCGTAGTCCGTCATGCTCCCTGGCGTCAGGGTCAGATGACCCTCAAGCGCGAAGTTCTGATACTTCTCGTTTTCCTCAGCGGCGGCCTCTGGAGCGTAGAAGCGCGGAATGCAGTAGAACTGACCAGCTTTCTCGAACAGCATTACCAGGGCGGCCACGTCTTTCTTGCTGGCAAGGTCCAAAGCTGTCCAGCAGCGGCAGCCGGCCATGTCCGCAATCGTGAAGTCGCGCTTCTGCCGCTGCCAGGCCAGCATGTTCATCCAGACCGTCCGAGCGCCCACCCATTGGTTCAGGTGCTTGGTGCGGAAGGCGTTCTGCTTTGACGCCGAGCGCTTGGCCTGCTGGAGCTGGGCCAGGAGGAAGTCGGGGAATACCGACACTCCGTAGTTCGGATTGGCCTTGATCAGGCTGGCCGGATCATCCCACGAGTCATCCTCGTCGATCGTGTAGATGATCCCGAAGATCGTCTCATCGATCGTCTGCCCCTCGAGAATGCGGATCACATCCCGTCGCTTCTCGTAGCAGGGTCCGCCGAGATTCGATCCCGCCGTCGTAATGATCGACAGCAATGGCTGTTCTCGTGCCCCCATGCCGGTCTGCATGGTGTCAACCAGGGCATCCGTGTCGTGTTCGTGGTACTCGTCCACCAGGGCAGCATGGGGACTCGCACCGTCCCCTGGGTTGCCGATAACCGTCTCGAACTTCGACATATCCTCCATGACGAACATGGGGCCAGGGTTCTTCTGGTTGCCAGAAAGCTCGATACCGAATCGGTTACGCAGGTTCTCCAGCTTGTGCGCCATCATCCACGCCGGACGGAAAACCTCGAAGGCCTGCTTCTCGGTGGTGGCGCCGGAGTAGACCTCGGCCCCCGACTCGCCATCTGCGGCGAATAGGTAAATGCCTCGTGCGGCAAGACGGGCAGACTTCCCGTTCTTCCTGGGAATCTCTTCGTAGGCCTCGCGGAACCTGCGCTTGCCGGTGTCCTTCTTCACCCAGCCGAAGATGTTGGCCTCGATGAATACCTGCCAAGGCTCGAACACTAGCTTCGACTTCGAAGCGCTCCATTTGCCTTTGGTGTGAGGCATGAGCTGCATGAACTTGACAGCACGATCTGCCTTGGCCTCATCGAAAAAGTATGGCCAATCGTCATCGCTCTGGCGGTCCAAGTCATTCAGGAAGCGCTGGCATGCAAGCTTCACATACCGGCACGCAACGATAGCCCCACCCACGACATCGCTAGCGTACTGTCGCGCAATGTCGCTGGGGGTCATCTCAGAAATCCTCGAACTCGTCCTTCTCCTTCGGCTTTTCCAGGCCGAACTTCTGGCGGTCGGACGGCGTTAGTCCAAGCCGGGCCAGGTTTCCGATCAGATGGGTGTACTTGCCAACCGCGAACTCTGTCGGGTTGGCACGGTATTCAGCGAGCAGGTTGGCCGTCACTTCCAGGATGATCCGATCCGATCCCGTCAGAACGCCCTTGATCGACTGAGCGCACAACTCTTTCCATGCGAGACGAGCAGGGCCTTGCAGATGGATGGGCGCTTCTCCGACATCCCCCTCGCCCTTTGCCGGCTCCTGCCGGTAGCGCTGGGGGTTTTTCTTGTCGGCGCCTTTGAACTTGGCGACGACATCTGGCTGTTTGTGTCGTGCCATCTTGAAACCTAAATTCTGTGGAAATGGAAAGTGCTTTGGGGGCGCGGTGTCCTAACGAAAGGTTATAAGGTTTTGACCCGCCCCACCCCTATAAATGAGAATTTTTCCCATTAACTAGATTTTTCGGCAAAAACGCACGAAACCAGTGAAAACCACTGCCGTCATTCGTAAATATCTCGATATCGTCGTGTCAGCACGCTGAGAGAACCCGACTATTTCCTAGATACCGCCGACTCCCTTGCCGCCTTCCTCGCATGACATGGGTATCCAGCAATAGCCATCAGGTTGGAGTCATCGTCTGTGCCTCCCTGGCTCAGCGGGATGATGTGATCCACCTCTGTGGCGATCCTCTTCACTCCCTTGCACTCTGGGCACTGGCACATGTAGCCATCTCGCTTGAGGATGCGCTCTCGCTTGCGACGCCACGGTCTGCCGCCGCGCCCATTCCCCCATGCCTTGTCCTCTACCTCGTGCTTAGTCACTCCATTGGCCTTGGGCTTGGTGTGACGCTGAGGGAGGTCAGGCACTTCTGGATACCTGATTGCCGGCTGCCTGAACCGGCGGGGTCCAGCCTTGCCGCCTAGCTTGTGCCGGTCTGAGGAACGAGAGCTTTCCGCCTTGCCATTCATCAGGATGGAGCGCCAGCAGTCCGGAGCGCAGCAGAGGCTCGAGAACCTTCATGGCGCTCACTACCTCGCCGCTGTACCCAGCAATGTCATCAGGCGTCCAGGGCCGATTGGGGTTGACCTCGACTCCTGCAGGGATCGGGTGACTCTTCATGAGGGCTTTCCTTCATCAGACATCCCGATGAGCTTCGCGACCATCAGGGCTTCGGCGAAATCATTTGCGTTGGCATCTCGCCAACGGGATAGCCCGCATACGTGGTAGATCAACTCCCGGCCAGGGAGCGGGCTTTCGGGCCGCTCTATCTTGTAGCGAACCTGAACAATCAGCTTGCCAAACCAGCCGCGGCGCACCCGGACAGAAGCTATCTGGGTCTCCCTGGCGGATCCCATAAATGCCGACATCAGATCGGCTCTCCACTCAGGTAGCTGGTGGGCGCGGCTTCAGGATCATCACCATCCTCGGCGAGAGCCTGGATCAGCAGATGCAACAGTTGGTTGGTCTTGCGCTGTTCTTCGAGCAGGTTGTGCAGGATGACTCGAATCTCTTCTCCGGATTCAGTCATCGCTTGCTCCAGGACGCTTCGGCTTGGTGGCCACAGCAGAGGCCGCGCGCTCCATGGCAACTCGTGCCCACTTCTTCGCCCATTCGCGTGTCTTGTTGCAGAAGGTGCACTTGGTCATCAGCTGCGCCTTCCCTTAATTGTCTCAAGATATGCATCGTATGAGATGCGCGACTCCATCTCTTCGCCGCAAAGCCTTACCCGCTTGTTAACGAGTGCGAACGTGACCGTGACGGTCGGAATAGGGCCGTCGTTGCTGACACTCAACGAAATCTGGCCAGGGAGCGGCTTCCCGTTGCTGTCACACAAAATCAGGGATGTGCCGGTGTTCTTCAGTAGAAGCGGAGCATCCATCAGTACACCCTCAGAATGTGGGCCAAGTTCCCCCGCGCACGACACACAAGGCCGAGCAGGATCGCCAGCACCAGGGTCAGCCAGGGGGAGACAGGGTTCAGCCTGTAGCCGTGGAGCGCATCGAGCATCACGCTCAGGGCGAAGCATCCACTTCCTACGCACAGAAGGTAGGCGAGCCAGGAAACGCCCCGGCGATACCTCGCACCTTGCCGGCGGTATGTCGCCAGCCTCATGCAGATGGCGCCGCAGATCATCGCGGCTACCAGGGTCCAAGGGTCAACCATTACGACCTCCAAAGCGGTCCGCTATGAAGCGGAGCCAACCAGGCGTCTTCCCCCCCTGCACCCACTCCAGCAAGCTGGTGCCCACTGCGACGCAGAACAATGCCCCACCAAAGGCGACCAGGCCCGATGTCCTTGCCCACTCCCGCCCGATGGCTTCGCCGGCGACGTAGTAGCCAACGATCCAGGACGCAGCGAAGTAACCAAGGCGAGCCCAGGCCGAGATGTCCTTGGCATACACCACGAAGAAGATAGCCCCAGCAAAAGCCCCGATCACTGCATTGGCATCAATGCCAGGGATCAACGCAGAGGCACCAATACCGACCAAGCCGGCGACTGCTACCGCACCACTCGGCTCGGCCATATTCACGTACTCCAGATGCAGAAAAGCCCAGGTCATTGCCTGGGCCTTGTAGTGTGGTGCCGGCAGCAGGAGTCGAACCCGCAACCCTCTGATTACAAATCAGCAGCGCTCCCTGTTGCGCCATACCGGCTTATTGGCTGACGCGGATGGGATCGAACCATCGACCAGTCGGGTAACAGCCGACCGCTCTACCTCTGAGCTACACGTCATTGAATCGAGTTTGGAGCGGCTCGCGGGACTTGAACCCGCAACATCTGACTCGGAAGGACAGCGCTCTGCCAGTTGAGCTAGAGCCGCGGAATAGGTGCCGGACTAGCCGGCGTCACGCCCGCAGAGCAAGGAGCCGCGGCTTTCGCCTTGATCACCAGTGGTGACCCTTGCTTTCTTCTGCCGCATGCGTGATTTGGAGTGACCGGCGCTGATCTCCGGCATGACTGGCCCTGCTGTCACCCCCACTTAAGGCGGTGTCGGATAGCATCGTATCCAGTCGGGTATTCCTTGCTGCGCATCAGCCTGCGCATTCACTCCGTGCCGGGCTTCCACCGGCTCCCACTTCACTTTAACGCCTGCGTGTCCAAGGCGATCCCGGAGTATTAGGTCGCGGTAGGGCCGGGTCCCACCTTTGACCATCCTCGGCCGCGTAGTCGCAACCCAGAAGGATTCAGATCAGAACTACTACCGCTCCAACCAGGAGCAGCAGGACCAGCGCGCCACCGCCGATACCCTTGAGCAGCCAAACATCTTTCGATTCAGCAGACATTGCAGAACTCCGTAGATGGATGGAAACAAAAAGCCCCGGCAGATGCCAGGGCTTCAGAGTTACCGATCCTCACAACGCGCAAGATCGGCAGGATGGTGATATAATCGGCCACGCGGCCATCGATGTCAAGCCGCCATTCGCTCGAACATCCCCTGTTCCTCAAGCAGAGCTATAGAGGACGCGATAGCGTCGCTGAGGATTCCATCCAGAGCCTCATGGATGCCAGCCCTCCACCGACGCCGAGTACGTTCAGGAGTGCCATGGTTGTCGTCCCACCTGTTCATGTCGTAGAAGTCGGGCTTTAGGACGCCGGTGGATCTCTTCCCTGCTCCTACTTTCTGGCGCTCCGCCCAGGTCAACACGGCATAGAACTTGAAATGCTGGTGGGCGTGTGTGGCGACCACTCGACCCAGCCCTCGGATCGCCTTGCCGCGGTCGTTGATGTCCAAGGTGTAGCGCGCGATGAGCGCATCCCAGAACCTTGGCGTGAGATTCTGGCGGAGGTGCCGACGATACTCGCAGTCCAGCTTGAATCGCTCGTCCTTCGACATCACCCCATAACCGCCGCATCCCATGTCGGCATCGACCCACGCAGAGGATGCAGTATTCCCCTCGCTGCCCGCGAGCAGGATTCTGACCAGTACTGATGTCTTGTTCATTCCCCATCCCCTTGAGCGCTGAGCACGGCGTTTAAAACGTAAGATTGGTCTGTCTGTTCGCTGGTTGTTTTGCTCCGGGAGTTGACCTGCGAGCGAGCATCACATCCGGCACAGCACATGCCGAAACAGCCTCTCGGAGGCTCCAGATAATCGGGGTATTCATTGGCGCGCTCACCATCCTCAGCACCTGGCGTGCTGACCATGTTCGACAGCAGCAGCGGGTGATAACCGTCGGCGAACCAGTTTCCCAGCCAGGCGGCAGCAATACCGATCGCATAACCGATGAGACCGCTCCCTATGCTGAAGAGAACGATGGTCAGAGTTTCTTTAGTCATGCCGTTGCCCTCTTCAGTTCGCGCAGCTTGGCGCGGTACTCGGCGGTGATCGCCTTCAGTTCGTCGTTGGTGTAGTTGCGGGGACGGTGATCGGTTTCCAGTGCCTCTACAGCTTCCAGGCCGATGCGTTCGATCAAGCCCTCACGGAAGCCCTGGGAAACGGTAAGCCCCTTCCTGGCGTACTTGCTTGAGCCCGCGTTACAGGCCTTGCATTGAAGCCAAATGTTGGATGGCTCTAGGCGGTGCTCGGGCCTTGCCCCCTTTCCGAGAAAATGCCCTGCGTCGAATGCACCTCCAGTCTTCCAGCCTTGTTCGGCCAGTACCTCGGCCTGAGACTTGCCGCAGCTTATGCAGCCGCTGCCGATGGAAAGTTCGTAGGTGCGCCGGTAGTCACGAACGGCTTTCTCCGCATCCCTGATGTGATCGCTGTGCGTCTTCAGTCGCTCCTTCCGCACTTTGATCTCCCGCCGCTCTCGGTCGGCGATAGCCTTCCGCGCCCGCTTGGCGTGCTTGTCCTTGATGGACAGGGCGCAGGCCGGCGAGCAGACCTTTTGCGTGCTGCTGAAGCGAGGGGTGAACTCCTGGCCGCATGCAGGGTTCTGGCATTTCTTCGGTTTGGGCTGGCTGGCGGATAGGCTCATTGAGGCTCCCCCGAAACCAAGGCTTTCCAGCAGTCGGTGAAAGCTTTGCTGAAGTCGCCGTAGAGCCTGGACGATTCCTGCCGGCAGGCCCGAACCCCTTCGCCGACTGCCTCGCATACAGCCACCACAAGCGGCACCCAGCCGAAGGCGATCATGATCACCAGGACAATGAGCGCTCTTGGCCGAACAGGAACTCTCCGCATGGCGCGGAAGAACAAGCTGCGGCTCATAGCTCTTCTCCCGCGAAGTAGCCAAGCCATAGAGTGGCGGTCCCCATGAGCGAAACGATCCATCCGTTCACCGGAATGGAGGTTTGCGTGTAGGCAATCAATGCAGCGACCAGCAAGCTTCCGATGGCCAGTCGAGCAACTTTCGATCCGCTCATGCCTCTACCTCTTCGCGCAGTGCGTCAATGGCGTACTGCGGAACGCGATAGCCAAGCCCTTTCAGATACTCAAGCCGGTCTGCGCAGGCCTCTTGATCGGCATCATCGAAGCTGTCGCCGTCATGCGGGAGACCAATCTGCACACGGTCAGCCGCACCAACCATCGCCATCACCTTATGGTGACGCTCCAGGTATTCCTTCACGTATTCAGGCTCGAAAGGGACCGGGGCAGGAAGGTTCTCCTTGAAAACCACCCTATTGGCAGCCACTTGAGTCACAAAGCCACCGGCTACGCTTTCGTAGACGTAAACATCGCACTGGAAATCGTCGGAACTCCAACGGCAATAGCTCATGCGTCAACCTCCTTCGTCTCCCTATCCCAGTAAGAGGGAAGCCCGCGAGCAAGAACCTCGTCGGTAAGGATCCGATCATGGGCAATCAGAGCCACGGCCTTCGCAGCCATCTTCTTACGCATGATGAAGGCGTACCGGTTCAACCTTCTCCAGTTCCACTCATGGCGATCTAAGACCCACAGAGCAACGCCGATACGAGGGTTCATGCGATCTCCTCCTTCGCCTTCTGCTGCTCGGGCTGGAAGTCGCCGCGTAGGGGCATGAGCTTGTGATCAGGCATCAGCGTGTATTGATCAGGCTCCAGGTTTCCCTTGATGGTCAGGACGTACAGCCCTTCAGCTGCGACGACCCAGGCAGGACGATCCGTCTGGTTCCGCCAATCTCTTCCGCCATGATTGGCTTCATCGCCTGGCAGAACAGGCATAACCAGCTCAACGGTCTTCCCAATCAGTTCAGGAACCAGTTGGCAGGAAATGATCATGGCCAAATCCCCGGCCTTGAACTTGCTCATGCGAAAGTACCCATCTGATCAGCCGCCGCCATGGCGTCAGCCTCGTTTTCGAAGTGAGAGGAAAGGACCAGCCTCCAGCAGGCGGCAAACACGTCGCGATAGAGCGGCTCAAAAGCCGTGTCGTCCATGCTTGCCCAACTGATCGACTTGGCTTCCTTGCGAACGCCGTCAGGCGTATGGATCAGGTGGAAGTGACCGGCCTCGATGGTGATCCACTCGCGGAACGCCTCTCGGCTCTTCTCAACTGCCGGGAAGCGGTCGGCGCGATCAGCCTCAAGCTTGGCGATGTACGCGGCGACGGCGTTCTGCAATTGGCCAGGACGCCCATTCAGATCCTCGAAGTACTTGGCCAGCCCACGAATGCCACGCATCTCCTGGCGCGGCACAAGACCACCTTTCGGTTCCCAGTACTCCCATGCGAGATCCAGCATGGCGAAGAACTTGCCGTGGAACTTGGCATTGCGCATCCGAGTGAATTTCCCGTGGACGACCTGGCCGGCCTTCCACTTCTGGACGGTTTCTCGATCTGCCTCGGTCGCCGGGACCAGGCCCTGGGCTGTGCGGATGAGAGCGAGTTCAGCCACGGCGCTTTCCCTTCTTCTGCTTGCACTCCCGGCGCTGCTTGCTGATAGGCTTCTGCATTGCATCTTCAATCGACCAACCACGATTTAGCCGGCTGCGCAGAGTGCATTCGGGAATACCAAGCTGGCCTGCCCACTGAGAAACTGTTTGCCGCCTACCTAGATACTCAACGAAGGTGTTTCTTCTAGTGTTATTCATCTGTTCTAAGGCAGTTGCCCAGCGGCAGTTTTCCTTGAAGTAACCTGCGTCGTTGTCAATTCGATCAAGGGAGGTGGCGTCTGGCCTTTCGCCCATATCAGCCAGGAAGTTGGCGAACGTCATCCACCTTTCACAAACAGTGATTCCTCTGCCTTGGTAGTCGACATATCGCTTGTTAGAGGGATTCGTACAGCGATCAATCATGTTGCTCCATGAGCTGTACGTTGGAGTTCCGGTCATCCCGTGAGAAAACCGAGAGCAACCGCAACTGGTCGTAGTTCGGTTTCTCATCAGATTTCCTCGGCGCATAATGACTCGGTTACCGCAGTCGCAACGGCAAACCCAATGGGAAGCCTTGCCGGCGCAGTGGGAGAATGCTTCAACAACCACCTTGCCCACCCGAAGCCCGATGATGCTTTCAGCGTCCATTGATTGCCTCCAAGTATTCCTGGCAAGAAAGGCACTTACGAACCCCGGGAACGATCGAGCGCCGCGCTAGCGGGATTTCCTCGCCGCAGTCTTCACATTCGGACAGGCTCTCGCCGACGTACTTGACTCGGGAGTACAGTCGTTCAGCGAGTTCTCGCTCGGCGTAGTCATTGGCGATGTCTACGATATCCATGTCACTCGCCCTCCCCTTGCAGGCTCTTCAGCAGTGCCTTGAGCTGGCGATAGCTTTCCATCGACTTGGCGTTCGATTCGCGTTCCTGCTCAACCGCCAGCGCGACGTCCTCGATGCGATCAGACAGGCGCTTCATGTGCTCGGCCATGCCGGCGAGTTCGTTTGCCAGTTCGCCCAACATCTCCAGCGGGGAGGCAGAGCGCTTCGGCTCGGGCTGGGTTTCGATCTTCTTCGCGGGCTCCGCCATCTTCGGCTCCTGAGGCTTGGTCTTTTTCTCGACTTGAATTCGTTGGTAGTGGTCAGTACCAGTGCGGCGGATCAGTCCGGAATCGACTAGATCGCGCAGGCAGCCCTGGACAATCCGAACGTCCGGCGTGCTTCCGGTCATGTTGCGAAGTGCGGTGAGCACCTGGAACGAACGCCAGGGCTCAGAGATCGGTACGCACTCGTAGACCTTCTTCGCGATTCCGGTCTGGCCCTGCATGAGGGATTCCTGTTTTGCGGGAGTCACTGTTCAACTCTCCCTTCCGGCCAAATGCTCTTCACGACCGCGAGCGGGTCGCAGTCCTCCATCAGAATCATCGTGAAGCGCTTGGCGCCTACGATTACGGTCCAAGAGCGTTTCATTTGGAGGCCCTCATCTCTTCTGGATCGGACTCTGCGCACTCCATAACGGCCGGGAAGTAACGGTTGCGCCACCAAGCGATGCCTCGATCTGACATAGACAGCTCGCGATCAACCGAGCAACGATCATCGTTGGTTCGCCTATGGGTAAGCCGGAGGTAGTCCTCCGCCTCACTCCTGCCCATCATTTCGAGCAGGACCTCATCAACGACTTCGCTAGCTGGACGCAGGCAATCCAGAATGTCTTCACGGACCGATAGAATTGCCTTGAGCCATGCGCCCTCCCCCGCGGCTGTAAGAAATATCTGACCTAACCAATCAAGCGACATTTCCACCCACTCCTCGTTGCGCGGAACCAGCAGGTAACAATTCATGAACCCGCGCGTGTCGCTCTGTGGCCTGGAAACCAGAAATACCACTGGGCGCCCCGTGGACTTGCGCGTCTGATCTGCTTTGGCCATCTCAATCTCGGTCGGTCGCGTGCCTTTGACCTCGAGATAGATATCTGCCGCTGGAAGGTAGAAATCCGGCAAGTACTTGCATCCCTCGACTTGAATAAGATGCGGCTCGTAGAGATAGAAGATGTCCGCCGCGTCCATGAGTCGAGCCCACATCAACTCGGTGTAGGAGCGCAGTTTGTATCCCTGGTGCTGATAGATAGTCCGCCGCCTTTCATCACCTTTCATCACCAGTCCTCCTTCTGCTCGGGCTGTTCGCGGTAGTGGCTTGCAAGCGGGGCGAATCGGGATTTGCTCCCCTGGAAGGAGGTGAATACGCTGCCGATCTCCCCGTCCCGGTTCTTCCGGATCAGGATTTCGCCGATACCCTTCCTGTCGCTGTTCGGGAAATAGACTTCATCGCGGTACACGAACATGACGATGTCGGCGTCTTGCTCAATGGCGCCGGACTCGCGCAGGTCGCTGAGGACCGGACGCTTGTCGGGGCGAGACTCGCACCCTCGGTTTAGCTGGCAGAGGGGAAGCACAGGACACCCAATCTCCCTTGCCAACAGCTTCATCTGACGCGACATGGTGGTTACGTCATCTACACGCCCCTTGCCATCGCCCTCTACGAGTCCTAGGTAGTCGATGACGATCAGCCCCAGGTCGCCCATGCGATGCTTCTGTCGGCGGGCGATGGACCGTATGCGCGGCATCGTCATTACAGGCACGTCGCTCACGGCGATCTTTGCGTCCCGGAGCTTGAGGACTGCCGCGTTGAGCTCGGTGTAATCTTTGTGAGTGCAGGAACCATCTTTCAGGTTTTGCAGAGAGATGCCTCCGACAGCCGCGATCAGGCGATCCATCAATTGAGCCTTTGTCATCTCAAGGCTGACCACCAGAACAGGCCTTCCCTGCTTGATGGCCACGTCTGCTGCGATATTCATTGCCAGGGTGGTTTTACCCATTGCAGGGCGGCCAGCAATGACAATCATCTGTCCAGACTTCAGGCCTTGCGTGTATTGGTCTAGGTCGGGAATCCCGGTGCTCAAACCGTCCAACATATCGCCTTTCTGCGCTCGGTCATGGCGCTCCTGAAGCACCTCTACGTGGTCGCGCAGAATGTCTCCAACCATTTGGCACTCACCGGTAGTACCACCCGCATCCAAACCGAGTACAAGGGCCTGAGCCTGAGCGATCTTGTCTTCGATTGAGCAATTCTGATGGGCAACCTCCTCGATCCCGCTGGCTACATCAACTATCTGGCGCGAGATAGCTCGCTCACGAACGATCCGCGCGTACTCTTTGGCATTCGCCACGCTGACGATGTTGGTTAGAATTTCTCCGACGTAAGCCATCGTGCGCGTGTCGTCGCAAAGGAACTCTTTGGCCTCTGCGAGGGTGATGATGTCAATCGGCGTGCCGGCGGACTCGAGATCAAGAATCAGCCGGTACAGGTCTGCGTTGACGCTGTATGCGAACGCATCAGGGGAAAGCTCTTCCGACAGAACGCTGATCAGATGAGGCTGCTTGAGCATGGCGCCAAGCACGCCGTGCTCCGCCTCCAGGCTGTGAAGTTCGATCATGCCTGCTCCTCCAACTGTCGGAACACGGCACGCGAGCAGATCACCTCAAGGCGCGGCATGACATTGGCTCCGCGATACCAGACCTGGCTCAAGCGATTGGCCCGCTCGAACACGGTCTTCCACAGCGGGCTCGCCTGGTGCTTATCGCTCTCGTTCCAGCGCTCGACGATCAGGGCGCGTAGAACCTTGTCACCAGCCACCGAAACGGCCGGCAGGTTCGGACAGGAGCGGTGGTACAGGTCGATGATCTTGTCGACAGGAACGCCAGCCTCGCTCACGGCCTTTTCGGCGCTCCTTGCCAGCCATTTGACCAGGAACATGCGCCAGTTCTTCTTGGCCTTGCGGGGATTTGCAGCGGCCCACACAGCAGCCCGAGCAATCTCCGCCTCAACGTCAACCGGAGAATACGCTTTAGCCCATTTGGTAATCAGGGCTGGTTCGACTTGAAAGTCCTCACCATCGAACGAAACCCCATTGGACTTCTCGACGGGCTGGTGATCGGCCCCCTGGGGGGCGGAAATCTGTTCCGAAGGAACAGTTTCAGGGGGTAGATCTTTTTTCTTTGTATAGAGAAGGGAGTGAGCAATTTTGGTCTCACTCACCTTGCCGCCGATTGAGATCACATTGTCTGAGTGAGATGATTTGGTCTCACTGAGACTGTCTTTCTTCTGTTCGTGGAATACCCATTCTCTGGAAGGAGAAACACCAAGCTCGCCACGGCTTCCTCCGATGCGGAACAGGATGCGCCTCTCCAGCAGATGGCTGATCGCCTTGGACACAACGTCGCGGCGCATGTTGGTCAGCGCGCCAATCTCGTCGGCGGTTAGGCGCTTTGCCTCAACTTGATACCCAATCGTCTGGCGGCATATCGCGAAAAGTACGCGGAACTCGCGGGCAGGCAAGTCAACCTTGGCCAGCGACTCCATCAAGCTGTTTTCCATCCGGGTAAACCCCCGGTGTTGCGTAAAGAAACGATATTGCTCATACTCGGTCCGTCCGTTTGCTATTTCCCAAGCGTGATTCGGCTGCCACCGATCCACGCACCGACAAAGCCCTGTAGTAGTCGCTCAGGGCTTTGTTGTATCTGCGCCTCCACTCACTCGAACCCATATCCGCCAGCTCTTCAGCAGCGTTAGCCATTGCGGCGTAGTCAGAGTTCGTGAGACGAGGGCGCATAGTCACTTCGCCCTGTGCAGTTCGAGCACGGCTCGAACCTCTTCATGCCGGGCAGCCATGTGCTTGGCATGCAGGGCCAAGATTTCCTTCGCCTCATCGGCGCTGATCTCACCGTCTTCCAGGGCCAGAGCGATCATCTGATCAACCCGTCCACGCTTAACCGCTGTACGCAGCGAACGGTGGTGCAGGTCTACGTTGTCCAGATCGCCCGCTTCCGGCGTCCGCACAAACACTCCCCCGTACATCGCGCAGATGTAGTCCGGCAGATAGGAAGTCCCCATCTCCTGCTCCAGGACGTACAGGTCGCCGTCGCTCAGGGGCTTCACGCCCGCCGTTTCGTACATCTGGTTCTCCAGGCGCTTCAGCGGAATCCCCAGCCGCGCGGCAGCGCAATCGCGACCGCCCGGATAGGCATTGGCTACCGTGGTCATTACCTTTCTGCGGGTCTCTAGTACGGGCGTTTTCATGCTCTAGTTCTTCCCATGAGGTTGGTGCTATACGCTGTCAGCCGTGAATTGAGGGGGCGGCGAAAGCCAGCGCTTCGAATGTGGAGTCCGGCGCAACCGTGGTAGCTTTTTGCTTCCACACGAAAAGGCCGCGGAGGCCGGAGATGACTGACGAAATCGACAAGATCGTTGCGACGATCAACGCGCAGAAAGGCGAACTGATGGGCATCAACGCCTTCCTTATGGCAATGGCACGCTCGCTAACACCTGCGGAACTCGGGAGGGTTCTCGACGGGTTCGATAACGAAATTGCGCACATGCGATCGTTCTTGGCGTACTCGCAACTGCCGGACGAAGTCATTGGGGGTCTCGAGGGCTATGTGAAGACTTGGAACGCGATTCGAACGAGGCCAAACCAGTCTTGAGAGACTGCGCCCAGAAAGCGTCTCGGCTCTCCTCGTCATCCTTCAGCGCATTCTCGGCAGTCACTTTCTCTGGCCCGGCCAGAACCATTTCGCGGGCCAGCTCAAGGAAGCGCAGCGCATCCTCTTGGCTCATGCCTGAGTCGAACTGGATGTAGGCCGTTGGCCACTTGTCGATCAGCCGGATTTCACTGGAGCTCTTCCTCGACGAGGTGGCGCCCAGGAAGTAGGCCATCGCCAACGAGGTCCCAAAGATCAGGATTTGCATGAATTCGGTCATGGCTGGCCTCCCGGCCGGTAGATTGGATCGGGTTAGGCGGCGGACTGCTCAGTAGCGACCTTCAGGGCGCCTTTCGTAATGCGCTCAATCTCGTACTGGCGGAGTTTTGGAATTTCTTCTGGCCACTGGCGCACCGCCTCATAGGTAATGCCGAGGGCTTTGGCTACCTTCGAAACGCCGCGGAAGTGGCTGATCACTTGGGTCTTGGTCATAGGCGACTCCAGTTCACTCGCACCAATTCAAGCATGCTTGCAATTACAAAGCAAGCATGCTTGGCAAGCTACCTTGTAGATTTCTCAACATGAAAACCACAGACCGGATTACCAAGCTCGTACTCGCCAGAAAGCCGGAGATCGGCCCCCGCGGGGTAAAGCGAGATATCGCCAACACGTGCGGCATCAGCTATGAGGCCGTGAGGCAATGGTTTGCCGGCGACACTGAAAACATCAGAAATGAAAATTTGACCGCTCTGGCCGAGGGCTATGACACGACGGTGGACTGGCTTCTATCTGGTTCAGGAGAGCCACCTAGACGAAAAGCAACGAGCAGTGCGGCAGAGAAGTTCCTTCAAATGTTGCAAGGCAAAAAGCTTCGTCCCGATCAGCAGCAGCGCTTGGAGCAGGCAGTGCTAGACACTCTGGATGATCAGCCCGTGGTGGAGGCCGCAGACAATGTGATCATCGCCGACTTCTCCCGCAAGCCACTGGTGGGCGATGAGATTCGCATCGCTCATTACGATGTTCAGGGGGCGATGGGCAATGGAAAGGTTGTTCAAGATTTCCCAGAGATGTTCCGCGATGTCACGGTCAGCCAGCAGCATCTGCGCGAACTTGGCGTTAAGTACAAGGATCCATCACATCTGAAGATAATCACTGGCGACGGACAGTCGATGGCCCCGACCATCCAGAACCTAGATCCGCTAATCGTCGATGCCAGCATTCGCGAGTTCACCGGCGACGGTATCTACGCGTTCACCTGGCAGGGACTCTTCTATATCAAGCGCCTACAGTTGAAAGGGTCAGACCACTTCAAGATGATCTCGGACAATACAAGCCACCCTCCAGAGGATATTCGAGTGGATGAAACCTACATCCAGGCCAGAGTGTTGCTGGTCTGGAACGCGAAAAGGCTGTGATGGGCAGAGGCACCGCATCATAGGCAAGGTCATCTGGCGGGGTGGGGATTTGTAGCTGAGGAGGAAGTATGGAAGAAACCAGATCTGACCCGAAAAAGAAAATCGAGGACGCCCATGAAAAACATGCATGGACGCTAGCCTTTCTGGTATTCGCCATAGCTGGAGCTATTGCCTATGGGCTGGACCATTGGCTTGCTCGATACGCAGGACATCTCTGGGCTGAATTGGCGCACTTCGCACTGTACGTGGCGTGTTTCTTCGCGGTCTTTGGGCTCGGATGGTTAAAGGATGCCTTCCTTGGGCGACTGATGCGCGAGCGGTAGATATAGGCAGATCATGGGGAAGTGAACATGACAGGGACCGGATGCGATGAGCGAAATCATACTCACGGATGAGCAAATTCAGTATCTGCTCACTATTCCAAAGCGCACAAAGACGCCAAATGCACGTTGGCGCGTTCAGAAAAAGTCCAGGCAGCGCAACTACGATCTGGAGTCCGAGGACGGATCGCTGCAATTTTCCCTGTATCTGCGTCAGAACATGCGAATCGTTGAGTCCTTTTCCTGCGGCCTTCTCTATTTGCATGCTGGTGGCGAAAAAGTGACTCTAGCTCGCTACAACGGTAGCGATCACCCACACAACAATCCGCTGGATGGCACTCGCGCAGACAACCACTGTCACATCCATCGAGCCACTGAACGCTACATGGCCATTGGGCGGAAATCAGAGCACTACGCCGAAAGCACTGACCGCTACACCGATCTAAGCGGAGCTTTGCGGGCAATAGTCGATGATTGCATGATCTCGGGCATTCGCCTCGCCAATGCAATGGCAGCAGACGATAATGACGAGATCGACGAGCCTCAACTGGACTTGGACCTAAAGTGAACATCGACGCATCAGCCCTTCAGAAACAGCTCTGCAGCACGTTCTGCCAGGATGTGAAGGTCAGCCTGGGCGACGGTTTTGCACGGGTAAATCTGCCAATGACGGGGCGCGATGGAGATGGCTTCACTGCTTATCTACAGCCCATACCTGCTGGATGGCGCATCTCGGACATGGGCACCACCATGATGCGTCTCAGCTATGAGAATGATCTTTCGAAGCTGTTTACTGGATCACGCGGCAAGCTATTCGCAACCATCCTAAAGGAAAGCGGCATTTCCGAGGATGACGGAGACCTATACTTAGAGGTGCCAGCTGATGCCATATCGCGTGGATTGTTCACCCTTGGTCAGGGCATCACCAGGGTTGAAGATCTGGGGCTATGGACGCATAGCAGAATAGAGTCCACTTTCTATGAAGACCTAGCCACCATATTGGAATCAATCCTCCCTCCAGAGCAATTGGAACGAGGCTATGTAGTCCCGGGAGTTCCTAATGGCGACTCATACCCGGTAGATTATTTTATCCGTACCAAGGGACGTCCGCTTTACCTGTTCGGCGTAAACAACAAAGAAAAAGCCATGCTTACCACTATCATTCTGCAACATCTGATAGCAGCACAGCAGGATTTTGACTCAATGGTGATCTGCGCAAACATTGAGGAAATCCCTAAGCTCGACAGGCGCAGGCTGACGAATGCAGCGAACGATGTTGTCGCCACAATTCAGGATACTGACGTCATTCGCAATAAGATCGAACATCGAGTCAGGGCCTAGCCAACTCAGTTAAAAGCCCCGCACCCGCGGGGCTTTTCGTCCCCGCCCGCCTTTGACAGATGCCCTCCGCCGTCCTGGGAAGGCAGCAGTCCAGCACAGGACGCCCCTCGATTCCCGTGCGGACTTTTCACATCAGCCGCGCATTTGATACATTGAGGCGTCCTTGAAGGCACAACACCGAAAGGACCAGGCCGCGCCGGAGCCTTCCCCGGCGCGGCCTTTTCGTTCCCGGCCCTCCCGGCTCTGCACTGAGCTGACGATAGCCATGCCCAGGCGCTGAACTCGCCCCAGCGCTGCCCTCCCGCCTGACACCGAATCCTGAGCCTACCTGAGCAGGTCCGCGCCCGCGTGATGGCGACGAGCCAGGGTGGTAGGATGGCGGTTCAATTCACAGGGAGGTACCTATGAAGTCAGCAGTCATCCTTGCAGTTATCCTCGCATCAGGTTCGGCCTTTGCCGCAAAGCCATCCGCAAAGGCATGGACCCATGAGCCATCAAGTTTCCTTGGTCTGACCTTCGAAAGTAGCAGCATCATGGCGCTCCCTCAGTGCGCGCCAGGCGTGATTGGTTTCCAGCAGACACAGCTTTGCCGGGAAAAACCATATGGCAATCTTTACACGATTGAGGGAAAGCCCTCGATCGGTCTTCGATACAACTACCACCTTTCCGCCAAGCTGAACGAAAGCCAGGTGGAATACTTCATGCTTACGGGTAATACCGATGATTTCGATAAAGTGACCGAGCTTTTCACCGAGAAATACGGAAAGCCCACATCCCGCACCGCACCATCAGTGAAAACCAAGGCCGGGGCATCCTTCACCAACGACACTCTGGTATGGGATGGTGCGCGCGTCAGCATTACGCTTGAGCGATTCTCGACAGACATAAATACCTTCGGCGCAATAGTGCTCAACAAGCCGGCCGCAGAGGCCAACTCTCGGGCCGCCGCTGAAAAAACCAAGAGTGATGCCTCCAAGCTCTAGCCTCCCCTGAACGTGATCGCGCAGCCCGCTTAGCGCGGGCTTTTTCATGGAATCAGAATGGGGTCTCATCCTCTTCCGCGCCCTCTTCCACAGGCTCAACCTCGGGACAGATAGCTTGATGCTCACCCTCGTTCCTAAGCGCCCACCGCAAGGTCACTGAGCCATCATCGTTGAAAATCAGCTCAACTCCATCCTCCTCCGCAATCAGCTCCATCACGGCCTCCCACGCCTCGTCCGTATCAGTATCTAGCCGGTGAACAGTCACCGCGCGTTCTAGCTGCGCCTTCGGCGCATTGATCATTGCCGATACCCTCAGTCCTAGGCGATCCGCAGCCGTGAGTTCCTGCTGGAGTTGCTGCGCTTTCTTCTGCTTGGCCATAAGCCCCTCCTTGTACTGTTCATTCATACAGTATTAAAAATCATCACAAGATTGCTTGCATTCTAAAAACAAGCATGCTTTTATAAATGCAAGCCGGCTTGTGAACAGCACAAGCAATACAGCGAAGGCGCAACACCGCTGGCCAGGCCACCGAGCCGACCGCTCTTTCGACAATTTGGGAACCCTCTGCTGCGCCAACGTCGCGAGACGCTGGGAGAGGCAAAAGACGCAGCCCGAGCTGGGCCGGACAGTCCAGCCGTGCAAGCCCATGCGTTGCACGCGACGTCGCTCAAGTCACCTGCCAATAGACCAAAGAAGCAAACGCAGGAGTGGGAACGAACCCCGACAAGGAGAAGCGACCGAGATGACACCAAGAGGAGGAAACCACCCATGCAGTAACAAGCCCAGCCGACGACACGGGTCGGCGCCTCGCGAGCAGTTGCCCACATCACCAGGCCGCCGGGCTGCAGCGAACCCGCGAGATTACCCCTAGTCCCCCATGACCTGCTCCGTAAGCCGATTGAAGGCGCAGCGAGGGAAGCCCAAGGCCAAACACATCGAGTCCGAGCTGCTATCGGCAGCGGTGAGGACAGCAACACCCGCGGGTTGTAGAAGCCCAGTTAGGCGAACGCGGTGATTTGAGCGCTGCTAAATGCAGCGCTTTCCAGGGCCTCCTTCGATAGGCGGTCGCGGAAAGCGGAGACTGAAATGAGTGAAACGCTAACCCAGGAGAGGCTCAAGGAGCTTCTTCGCTATGACACGGAAACCGGCGAATTCACGTGGCTGGCAAGGAAAGGATCACGAGCACTTGTCGGCTCGAAGGCGGGAAGCAATGACGGCCAGGGGTATATCCGAATCGCCATTGACGGCCGCCGATATAGGGCTCATCGCTTGGCTTGGCTGTATTGCTACGGCAAATGGCCTGCGGCGCAGGTTGATCACCTGAATCATCGGCGAGATGACAACAGGCTTTCAAATCTTCGCGAGGCGTCCCACTCCGAGAACCAACGGAATGCAAGTCTTTGCAGGAGAAACACCTCTGGAGAGCTTGGGATTAGCCTCGAAATCAGTCGCCAGAAATGGCGCGTCCTGATCTCGATTGATGGGACAGGGAAGCGAAAGCACATCGGCTATTTCAGCTCTATCGAAGATGCCCGATCTGCGCGCGACGAGGCCTATGAGCGGCACGGATATCACCCGAACCACGGGGCGAAGCCACCTGCCGCATAAACCCCGATTTCACTGGCTGGCCCTCGACCGAGGGCCAGACGGGAAGTCAACACGCCCTGGAGGGCAAGACGATGAATGAAAAGGCCTTACTGGCTTTACGTCAGTCTCTTCGAATCATTCGCAGGGAGAGCGACGTACACCGAGCGCGCATCGAGTATTACGAAACGGTCGGGATGTTGCGCGGATTGCACTACGGCGGAGCGATCGACTCCTGGCAGCTATTAGCTCTAACCGATCTAGCAGGAAGCGCATACATCAACGCCGGTAAACCCTGGTAAGGAGACTGAAATGGCTCAATTCAATGTCGATGCGCACCTGAGCAACGGCAAACGCCTGGATTGGATTGCTCTGCCGGAAGGCAACGAGACACCGGATGACGTGCTGATCAAGGTACGCCAAGCCGCCATGAAGAAGTTCGGCGACCTCATCTGGTTCAACCGCTGGGACCACGTTGTTGCCAGCAACGGCTACATCACCGTGAGGATGCACGCGTGATATACCAGTTCTTCAAGCCGATGCAGGGCTGCCGCATCTTCGCCAGTGAGCAGCACATGACCAAGCCAGCCGGCGAGCTTATCGGCTGGTGCGAGAAAGTCGACGGGAATATCTGCATTTTCAAGCCGCCATGTTCGCATGAGCTTGACCGATTCATCTGGAGGCACAAGGACGGTTTAAACCCTTGGTATCTCTACTCAGCATAAACCCATGATTAAACGATTTCTCAGATGCGCTTGGAGACAGGCGCATCGAGGAAGTCAACGAACACCAGCCCGGATCAGGGCAAACCAAAAACGGAGAATCGCAATGGCGAGCAAGAAGAAGGCTTCGCAGGAGACCGCTTTGGTCTTGAGAACATGCAGCGCTGATCTGACCAGCCACGGTGGGTTTCAGTGGCCCGACAAGATCGGAGCGGTAGTCGAAGCCCCGGACTGGAAGAAGGACAACAAGTGCGGTCACGGCCTGCATGGCTGGCTGTTCGGTCAGGGCGACCATGATTGCAGTAGCACTGTCGGCGACGCCGATGCGAAGTGGCTGGTGGTTGAGGTGGATCTCTCCGACCTGATCGCGCTCGGCGGCAAGGTGAAGTTTCCTCGCTGCACTATTCGCCATATCGGGGACAGAGCGAGCGCAACCAAATTCCTGATCGCAAACGAACCCCGCGCGGCTGGCGTTGAAGTGATCGGCGCCACCCTACAGGCCGGCGATAAGGATCTCTGCCAGGTGGGCGCCTATGGCACCGCCACCGCCGGGGACGAGGGCACCGCCACCGCCGGGGACTGGGGCACCGCCACCGCCGGGGACTGGGGCACCGCCACCGCCGGGGACGAGGGCACCGCCACCGCCGGGGACGAGGGCACCGCCACCGCCGGGGACGAGGGCACCGCCACCGCCGGGTACAAGGGCACCGCCACCGCCGGGGACGAGGGCACCGCCACCGCCGGGGACTGGGGCACCGCCACCGCCGGGTACAAGGGCACCGCCACCGCCGGGGACGAGGGCACCGCCACCGCCGGGTACAAGGGCACCGCCACCGCCGGGGAGAAAGGCGAGATACGCATCCGCTACTGGGACGAAAAGGCAGACCGCTGTCGCACCGTCATCGGCTATATCGGCGAAGACGGTCTTGAGCCGGACGTGCCATACAAGCTGAACGCAGATCGAAAGTTCGTCCGAGCGTGAGCAGCCACCCGCGCCTGCCGGGTTACCCAACGCAGGCCCGATCAACCTGGCTCCCCATCGCCAGGCTGTATCGGAGAGTGGTCTGAATGCGCAGGCTGAGGCGCATGCTCATGGAATCGGCACCTGTATGCCTCAGTACTGAGCCGACCAATGCCGGATATCAGAACCGGCCAGACCACTCCCCCATACAGCCAGTTACCAGCCCCCCGGGCAAGAGAGGAATCCATGCCAACCCTTTTTGAGTTCGCTGCAATGTGGGGAATTCTGCTTCTGACGATGTTTTTGCCGATCCGTTTGAAGCGTCGCCCTATTCAACTGCAAGACGCCTGACAGGCAGGAGAGCAGAATGAGAAAGCATACGCCGGGGCCGTGGCAGTGGAATCACGGCAGGCTCCTGCACAACTTTGCAGGAGAATACAGCGAAACGATCTTGGACATTGAGGAAGAAGCTTGGCGTCCAACAGACGATGACGCAAAGCTTATAGCCGGCGCGCCGGAGCTGCTGGAGGCGCTTCAAGTGTGCATCGAGCAGATAACGGCTTTGTGCTCTGCGGATGACGTCCCGGATCAAGCCAGAGCCGCAATCGCCAAGGCCACCGCCTAACCGCGCCCTGGCGCATACACACACTGGAGGCAAGATATGGCAGCTGGTGACTACTACTCGTGCGACGTCTGCGGGGGAAAATGCTTCTACGACGCGAACCTGAACTACGAGTGGCCAGATAAGAACGGCAACGACTCATGGGGCTACCACATCCCTGCTGACGAGATGATGCTCGGTACGAATTGCAAGCTCGACTACTGCGGCGACATCGCTGCTATCTGTCGGGACTGCCGGGCGACACACGAGATTGTTGTGCGAGAGAAGAGCAGCGCATGACTTCCCCGGCAAGGACGCCCCCCTTCAATGGGGATGCGCTACGGCGTGTTCGGCCAGACCAGAAATGGATACTAGACAGCACGGGTAAAGAAGCAGCCGTAACCCGGCCATCCCCACCCTACCCCTCATTAGCCCGGCAAGTCCGGGCATTTTTTCGCCTGTATGACGACAGCGATTCGGAACGCTGCCGCATGCACGCGACCGCGAGGTGAGACATGAACACTGCATTGAAATACGCCCAGGAACGCTGGGACAACGCGCTACCGCCTGACGATGACGGCGACCGCGAGTATGTCACTGAGCAAGTCGGCAAGCTGTTGAACTGCGAGGACGGTGATTGCATGCCGTTCCATGATCGGAAAGAAAGGCCCTTTATCGGCCCTGAGTTTACGGTCTACGGATTCGCCGGATTCGTCCCGGAGTGGCTAGCGGAAGTCGACAGCAAAGAGTGCCCGATGACTCAGCTACTCCTGGCCGTCCGCCGAGGCGACCTGGAACTGGCCCAACGCATCTGGTTTCGCGCATTCGAATCCACGCTTATCGAGAACGCTGAACGACTGGTTAGGGAGAGACGCACATGACCATCACCATCGACCTGACCAAGGCCGCCCAAGTCCTGATCTTCGGCGGCTTTTTTGTGGGCAGCGTGTTCATGTTCGCCGTGGCGTTTGTTGAGGTAGCGGGGCTATGAAGCGCGCACCAGTCGATTTACTCCGCAAGGCCATAGAGGCCGCCCAGGTTCTCAAAAATACGGGCGTTCTGTTCGTGCCCATGCCTGTCCTTAGCCAAGAGGACCATGCGCAGCTAACCAGTGAAATGCTGGCTCGGCTGACAAAGCTTGAGGAGGACGAGGAATGAACCGTCGCCGCACAGCAATCTGGCTAGGCAGCCTCTTCGGCGGCCTGCTGTACCTGTTCATCCTGGCAGCCGGCCCGATCTGGGGCGGCATCATCACCGCAGAAGCTACGCACCTGTCCGCAGCAGGCCCATAGGGGATAACTGCGGCTTCCCCAGCGGGCGGTGGGCGGCATGAAGAAAACACCCGCAGCAGCGGCTTCTAGCGCAAGCAACTATCCCGCAGGGGTGACGCTGCCGAGTGGCGCCGTAAGCGCCTTCCCCCTTCTACCTGGAGAACATCATGCGAGCAATGATCTTCATTGCCGGCCTATTCCTGCTCGCCGGCTGCACCGATGAATCAACAGCACGCCGAGCGCTTGAAGGCGCAGGCTACAGCCACATCCGATTCACCGGATACAGCTGGTTTTCATGTGGCCAAGAGGACGTCAAGTCGACTGGATTCGTCGCTAAAGGCCCAACCGGCCAGTCAATATCTGGCACCGTCTGCTCTGGAATTATCTTCAAGAACTCGACCATACGCCTGGATTAACCCCTCCCTTCACTGGCTGCGCATGCGCGGCGAGGATCATTTATGTCCGCAGAAAATCAACTGGTCGAAGTACCAGCCAAAGAAACCGCTCTGCAAGTCTACTCGGCAGCCAATGGCCTGGATCCTTTCCTAGCCAAGATTCGCGAAGAGATCGACGGCTTCGTGCCGGATGTGACCACTCGCAAGGGCCGAGAGGCAATCGCTTCCATCGCCTACAAGGTAGCCCGCTCCAAGACGGCGCTGGACAACGTGGGCAAAGAACTGGTCGCTGAGCTGAAGGAAGTTCCGAAGAAGATCGATGCCGAGCGCAAGCGCATGCGCGACCTGCTGGACGGCTGGCAGGAAGAGGTGCGCCGACCTCTGACTGAGTGGGAAGAGGCCGAGAAGGCGCGCGTAGCCGAGCATGAACGCCGCATCAGCGAGTTGCGATGCGTGGATGTTGAAGGCCGCAGCGCCGCCGAAATTGCTTCGGCCATCAGCCTCATTGAAGAGTATGAGATTGATGGAAGCTGGGAAGAGTTCGAAGCCGAGGCGCATCGCGTCAAGTCGGCATCGCTGTCCACCCTGCGCGAAGCCCTGGCCAAGCGTCAGCAGTACGAAGCCGAGCAGGCCGAACTGGAACGCCTGCGCGCCGAAGCAGCAGCACGCGAGCAGAAAGAGCGCGAGGAGCGCATTGCCCGGGAAGCTGCTGAAGCTGAGCGCCTCGCCGCCGAACGCCGTGCCCAGGAGGAGCGCGACGCCGCCACTCGCCGTGAAGCCGAAGCCAAGGCTGCTGCTGAGCGCCGCGAGCTGGAACTGAAGCTGCAGGCCGAGCACGCCGAGCGCGAGAAGGTTGAGGCTCAGCGCCGCGCCGAACAGGCAGAGCGTGACGCACAGGCCCGTGCAGAGGCCGCCGCTGCGGCCGAACGCCAGCGCCAGGCCGACGAGCAGGCCCGCATCGAGCGTGAAGCAGCTGCCCGCGAAGCCGACAAGGCCCACAAGAAAGCCATCAACAACGAAGCCCTGGCGGCACTCATCGCCGGCGGCATGCCCGAGGAATGCGCCAAGCAGGCGATCACCCTGATCGCTCAGCGCAAGGTTCCTCACATCACGATCAACTATTGAGGTTCACATGGGAACTGCACTCACCCCACTGCTGACGAAGTTCGCCACGCGCTACGAGATGGGCACCACACCGGAAGAAGTGGCGAACACGCTCAAGCAGACCTGCTTCAAAGGGCAGGTCAATGACTCGCAGATGGTCGCCCTGCTGATCGTGGCCGACCAGTACAAGCTGAACCCATTCACGAAGGAGCTCTACGCCTTCCCCGACAAGAACAACGGCATCGTGCCGGTTGTTGGCGTGGACGGCTGGGCTCGGATCATCAACGAGAACCCCCAGTTCGATGGCATGGAGTTCTCAATGGACCAGCAGGGCACCGAATGCACCTGCAAGATCTACCGGAAGGACCGCAGCCACGCCATTAGCGCGACTGAGTACATGGCCGAGTGCAAGCGGAACACCCAGCCTTGGCAGTCCCATCCGCGCCGGATGCTGCGCCACAAGGCAATGATTCAGTGCGCCCGCCTCGCTTTCGGCTTCGCCGGCATCTACGACCAGGACGAGGCCGAGCGGATCGTTGAACGAGACGTCACTCCCGCAGAACAGTACGAGGACGTCAGCGAGGCGGTCTGCCTCATCAAGGACTCCCCAACAATGGAAGACTTGCAGTCAGCATTCAGCAATGCCTGGAAGGCCTACAAGTCCAAGGGTGCACGTGACCAACTGACAGTTGCGAAAGACCAGCGGAAGAAAGAACTGTTGGAGGCACCTATCGACGTTGAATTCGAGGAGACCGGCGATGATCGAGCAGCGTAGTGATGAATGGTTCGCACAGCGCCTGGGGCGGGTGACGGCCAGCAAGGTCAAGGATGTGATGGCAAAGGGGCGCAGCGGCGCCCCTTCTGCTACTCGCCAGAACTACATGATGCAACTGCTGTGCGAGAGGCTGACTGGGAAACGCGAGGAAGGCTTTACCAGCGCGGCAATGCAGCGCGGAACTGATCTAGAGCCAATCGCTCGTTCTGCCTACGAGTTCAACGCCGGCGTCATGACAGTAGAAACTGGCCTGATCATCCATCCGCGAATCGATGGCTTCGGCGCGTCGCCAGATGGCTTGGCAGGCGCTGACGGCCTTCTCGAGATCAAGTGCCCGAACACCTCCGCGCATATCGCCGTCATCCAATCCGGCAAGCACGACGCCCAGTACGAATGGCAGATGCTCGCGCAAATGGCTTGCAGCGGTCGCGAGTGGGTCGACTTCGTTTCCTTCGACGACCGCCTTCCCGAGGAACTGCAGTACGTCTGCTTCCGCTACCACAGGGACGAGGCGCGCATTCGCGAGATGGAATCCGAGGTGAAGGCATTCCTGGAAGAGCTCGCCGAACTGGAAGCCGACATGCGCGGGAGGATGGCAGCATGAGAACCATGCTCAAAGCCACCTGCGGCAAGCACTCCAAGGAAATCTCCGTCTCGCAGATCACCCACTTCGTCGCCGAAGACAAGTACGTCATCGCGTACTACCCAGATGGCGTACTTGTCTTGAACGAAACGCTTAAGGCTCTGGAGACAGAGTTCACCGACGAGTTCATCCGCGCCCACCGGAAAGCCCTGGTCCGACGCTCGCTGATCAGCATGTTCAAAACCCGACCTGATGACAGCCAAGCCGGCGAGGTACTACTGCTCGGAACCGAGAACTGGATACCCGTCAGCCGCAGCCACTCAGCGCAGATCAAATCGGCGATGGGTGCGTGAGGGCCATGCCATGTACATCAAAAAAGATGTCATCGAGGTCATCAAGTACGCGGCGATGATGGCGGCCTGCTCTCGCCAGTCCTGGGGAATCTACCCCATGAATCAGGGTTACAAAGCCATGCCCTTCCGCGGCGACTATCACCGCGTCGTCGAAGTCTGCCATCCCTGACCAAACAGGAATAACCCCATGCACCAGCTAACAGCGAATCACCGCCCTTGCGGTGTGACGGTCACCGGCTGGCCTGAAGAAAGCCAGCTCATGACACCGGACGACATTCTGCGCATCGCGAGAGCGGTTAAGCAGATGGCGATCAACCAGTCCCAGGGCGCCGATGGCGTTCGGGTCTACCCGGAGGATGAGCCATGTCATTCGACGAAAGCCCCGCAGTCCGCCGCATAAACACCCTCTGCTCCCACGCGCCAGCCCGCTACCTGCACATTCCCACCGGCATTCACTGGGTCGTCATCGACAGCCTGGGCAATGTCCTGCAGCTCGAAAACATCGAGCGCCGGCGCCGACTGATCACCGTTTCTGACCTCGAAAATACCGAGGCCTGGAGAAAAATCCCATGACCGCATCGAAAATTCAGATGGACCAGATCCGCTCTACCAGCGCCACAGTTACGGGTGAGAACATCCGGGCCGGCTCTCAGAAAAAATCCTCATTGAGCCCGGCCGAGGGGCTACAAGGAGCGAGCCCCGACGCCACCTGCACCTGCCCTTCCGGAGGCGGCTCCCTCCGCCATCCCTGTCCGGCACATCCTGCGGTAGAGCAGGCAGGCGGGGATGAGCGCGACTTCCAGGCAGAGGGCGCACAGGAGGTTCCATCGCCAGTCTCACAAGAGTATGACCGACATTTGATCAGTCTTTTGCGTAAAGGTGAGGCACTTCCTGGCCACCAGGAGGAGGCCGCTGACGAGATCGAGCGCCTGCGCGATTGGAATGATCACCTGAACAACACCGTTCTACCCAACATACTCAATCCAAATTTCCTGATGCTCATGAAGGGTGGCGAGAGGCTGCTTGACCTGTGCACGAAGGACGGCAAGTTCATTGGCGTATCGCTGAATGACATGAAGGACGTGTTTGATTGGATGGTCACGCACGCTCGAATTGCACCTGATCACGCCGCCCTGGCGCAACCCTCCCCGGCGTCGGACCTCGACCCGCTCAACCTAGCCCCGCATGCGGAAGCGTTCAACGAAGCGCCCGCTGAAGCACTCAAGCCTGAGCCGGCAGAGGCGGATCGGCCGGAGGTAGCAGAAGTCGCGTTCGTCCTGCGCAACATCGGCGCTATGGACGCTGAAGACATCGACGGCGACAACGTTGATCTGCGCTTCGAGGATGCCGAAGGCCGCGATACAGGGTGCGACGTTTCCATCGTCGAGTACGCCGAGAAAGCCGCTGACCTATTCGAACAGCACGACCGCATCGTCGGGGAGCTGCGGGCGGTGATCGCCCAACTCCGCCAGCACAAGAACGATTACATGGATTCCGGCCAGCAAACTTACCGAGCCTTGCAGAACGAAATCCGGGAGCGGGAAGCGGAAATTGCTCGTCTTGATGGTCTGGTTTCGGGCCGCACAGCAGAGCGCGACGCCGCCCTGGCCGAAGTCGAGCGCCTGCGAGAATCCAAAGGCGATCCCTCTGGCAGCTTCGACAGGTGTATGAAGATGATGTACGAGCGCGACGAGAATGCAAAACGACTCGACGCCGCCTTGGCCAGGGTCGCGGAGCTGGAGAAGCAGGAGCCGGTGGCTCACCTGCGTGCATCTGACCTTGAACGGCTGAATCAGCCTGGGATTGCAGGAAGCGCAGGTTCCCTGTGGAACGGTCCGCGCGAAGGTTTCGTACCGCTCTACGCCGCCCCTGTAGCCCAGGCTCAGCACAGCGTGCCGGCAGCGTGGTACTACGATGCTCCCTCGCAAGCTGAAGCGGCAATCATCGATATCCGCGGCATGTGGGGCGAGGATGACTGCCCTACTTACGAGGACGTGGCTTCCGCATTGCGCCGCCTGCTCGCCGCCGCGCCCGGCTGCCATCTGAGCCGAAACGCACTTACCGAAGCGCAGATGCGCCGGCTGTACGAGAACAGCACCGAGACCGAAAACGAGCGGCTTGGGTTCGAAGCCTTCGCACGCCTGATCCGCCGGGCCGAGGCCGTCCACCAGATCGCCGCCGCTCCGGCGCAGGGAGGTGAGTGATGATCCTGTACGGCGTAACTATTGATCTTCAAGTAGTCCCGGTTCGGCTAGGCAGCCAGCAGATGATGGAGTGCCGCGACGTTTTCAACAGTGAAAAGGAGGCGAAGGCGCGGGCCGAGGAACTGCGCGCTCTGTGCGCCGCCGCGCCCGGCAAGGAGGGGGTGTGATGGCCGTCTACGTCGACGACATGAACGCAACATTTGGCCGCATGAAGATGTGCCACATGCTCGCGGACACAACCGAGGAACTGCTAGCAATGGCGGACAAGATCGGGGTTCAGCGGAAGTGGCTTCAGCATGCTGGGACCATCAAAGAGCACTTCGATATCTGTCTTTCGAAGAAGTCAGCAGCTCTCGCAGCCGGGGCAGTGGCTATCACGTACCCCGACGGCATAGCAGAAATCATGAAGCAGCGCCGCGAGCGTCAGCTGCTAGGAGGGGCGTAATGCTGCCGCGCTCTGGATATCTGCGCCGGCACGTCGAGGCCGGCTTGATCCTAGTTGCTGCACGGATTCTCGCCGGGCGCAACGTGCATCGTTCCGCCGTAGTGAGCCGGCGCGACAACAACGACATGTGGGGCATAGCTGAGCGCCTGGAGAACATCGCCAGGCGCATCCGCGGCGAGTATAGGGAGGTAGGTGATGAGTGAGGTCATGGACCAGGCAGTCATTGGTATGCCGTATGAAATGGCGTTGGGGTGCGAAGTGTCGCGCAGGCAGTACTACTCCCGTGCGAACGCTGTCCTGGCGGAACGCGACGCCCTCGCCGCCAAACTGGCGATGCTAGAGGACGCAGCAGCAAAGGGAGATGCTGCTCGCCAGCAATGCGGCGGAATGGAGATGGAGATCGAGGAACTTCGCGCTGAACTAGCGGAACTGCGCGCAAGGGTGGTTGTGCTCCCCAGCGTTGATAACGTCATGAATATCGTCATGCGTTACCAGTGGAACGAGAAGACGAACGTCACCGGAACTACGAACTGGGCGGCCAACCTCGGCATGAGGGTTGTCGAAGAGGTCAAGCGCCTCAACGGCAAGACGGTCAGCGAGGGGCTGTTGCGGTCCGCATGCTTCGGTGACGAGCAGGAAGCGGCTAAGGCATTGAACGTGTTGCGCGCCCTGCTGAGCGAGCAGGCATAGCCACCCATCGCCAACCGCTGTACGCATATACAGCAATTCGGATAATGGGCTACCCACTACCCGGATTGCATATGCCCTACCAACCCCCGCAATACCGCCCGCCTCGCAGGCACGAAATCGCTGGCCTCCGCTACTACCGAACTGCCTCGGCGTATAACTGGCTCGGTGTCGCCGGGGCTCACCCCTCGCGCGGAATCGAATTGCTCCTTGAGCGGTGTGCCCCTGACGTGCTCTCACCGATGTTCAACATCGAGATCGACGCAATCATGCGCCAGGCCGACGAGTACGCTCGTACCGGACAGGTGCTTGAGCGCGAGCAACTGCGCGAAATGCTCATGCACCTGATCTCCAAAGCGGCGGGCGACTGATACCGATGCCGGTATTCTGGAATCGAAACAGCCACCTTCGGCCAGGCTGAAACCCGCATTCCTGATGGGTTTCAGCACGAAAACTGGCCGATTTTGGGCCAGGAGCCCGCCACCCCAAACCAACGAATCCGACCCCCGGAGGACCAACCGTGGACAACAGAAACGAAACCCTGGTCGCGCTACTGATCATCGCGCTGATCGTCTTCGGCATCTTCCGGATAGTCGGGAATATGCAGAACCTCTACGAGAAGACCGAGTTGAAAGGACAGGAGATGAGCAGATGGAGCAAGCAGTGAACCGATTCCCGCTCACCAGAATGCTGTTGCGCTTCACCCTATGGCTGGAGCGGAAGATGCACAAACAGGAGGACTTCTCGCTGAATGACCCGGAGTGGAACGAACTCCAGAACAAGGTCAACGCGATGAAGCGAGATATGAACAAGGTGATCCGTTCAGAGGAGTCTGACCGTGCCTGACATGAGAGAAGAGTTTGAAGCGTGGGCAACCAAGCACCGGATGCCGATTCATCGTGACGGTGTTGTCACCGACTACGCCGCCAGATGCACAGATGAGTGCTGGCAGGCATGGAAAGCCAGCCGCGCGGCTCTGAGGGTGGAGTTGCCTGAGCGTCGCGATCCGTTGAACTCGACCGGAGACAATGAGAACCCAAGATCTGTCGGCTTCAATGACTGCCTTGAGCGCGTGACCGAAGCCCTCCAGCAAGCCGGAATAGAGTTGAAGCCATGAAGACATTTTTGAAGATGCTCGCATATTGCGTGCTTGGGACATCCATTGGCATTGCCATCAGCCAATGGTTCATCTTCGTCCTAGAGATGAGGCTTGGCGCCGTGCTCGGGTACATCGTTGGCCTTGGCCCTGTGCTGCTTGTGCTTTGCATTTTGGGCAGCTTCCTCCAATGGCTGATTCATAAGAACTTGGAGAAAAAGCCATGACCGACCACGCAGACCTGCGGAGGCTGGCTGGGCTGGCTAGCGGCGGAAACTGGTATGGCAAAGACAGCCAGGTCTTGGTAGGCAAGCATGCCATCGCATACTGCAACCATAAAGTGGATGCGCAGTTCATAGGGGAAGCCAACCCCAAGACCATCCTCGCCCTGCTGGACGAGATCGACGGGCTCAAGGCGGAGAACGAGGTTCTGCGCGAGAGCCTGCAAGCGCTGATTCATATTTCAGACGCTACAGGCTGGGAAGACCATACCTGCGGAGAGATAGCCAAGGCGCGAGCAGTCCTGGAAGGAGCCAAGCCATGACCGATATCAACAAGCTGAGGGAACTGGCGGAACTGTGTCTTTCCCCGGCAGACGGAGAAACCGCCAGTGAGAGCGCAAACCTAGATGCGCTACGGCGCGTTTATTTCCGCCAAGAAGCCAATCCCCAAGCCATCCTCAAGCTGATTGCCGAGGTGGAACGCCTGCGCATCGGACTAAAAGGCGATTTCGACCTAGACGCATGGCTGGAATGGACGCGAGAGAAAGACCAGATCAAGGCGGAAATTGAGGCACTGCGCAGGTTCGCCGGCGAGGCATATCAAGTGCTCGGCGTTCTAGACGCCCCAGAGAACGTTCTGGACAACGCTTCCGATGCGGCCAATGGGGTGCCACTACGGCACGAAACACTACTGCCGTTCTTCGCTGAAGACTATGAGTCCATGCGGAAGGACGCAGAGCGGTATCGTTTTTATCGCCAAGGCTTTGTCTCCCCTAGCGAACTTGACACAAATATCGACGCAGCCCTAGAAGGAGCAACGCAATGAACGACCGCGAACTACTCGAACTGGCGGCGCGGGCGGCGGGGATCAAGGCGCGCTGGTTCAAAGTGGCCCAATGGCGCCAAGTCGGCGGAAACAGGATGAAAACAGGTCAGGACGATGTTTTTGGAACGCATCATCGCAAGCCATGGAACCCGCGTGATGACGATGGCGACGCGCTGAGGCTGGCTGTTACGCGCGGACTCGTAGTCACCCCAGACCGAGAAAACCAACGAACCCTGGTATCGAACCAGGCAGGCCATGAATACTGCGCGATCTATTGGGATCAGCTAGGCGAGATGGCAGCGACAAGGCTGGCAATCACCGAGGCCGCAGCCGAGATCGGCAAGTCTATGGGAGGTGGAGAGTGAGCGACGCACCCATTGAACCCCATGAATACCTCTACGGCGTAAAGGTTGTACAGATCGAGGATCTTCGAGTTGCCCGAGGATTGACCAGGCGCCCGGTTTCTTCATGCCGTCACAGGAAAATGGTCTACGACGACAAGGAGCGCCGCATCTGGTGCAGCGATTGTGAAACGGAGGTCGAGCCGTTTGATGCCTTCATGCACCTGGTACAGGTATTCGACGGCGGCCTGAAGGACTTGAACAGGCGCCGCCGTGAACTGCATGAGGCAGAGCAGTTTGCAATCCGCAGCCGTGCGGCCAAGGTGATCGACGAAGCGTGGCGCAGCACGAAGATGGCTCCGCTTTGCCCGCACTGCAACGAGGCGCTTCTCCCGGAGGACGTTGTAAAGGGAGTTGCCACGGCGTCCAAGCAACTGATCATCGCTCGCCGCAGCAAGCAGAAACAACCGAAGTAGCCCAGCCGAGCCCACTAGGGCCTCTTCCTGAGGCCCGCCCGGCTGGGCGTTCAAATCCTACCAGAAGGCCTGACCGAGCAGTTAACCCCCATATTGCCCGATGCGGGCGCCCTGCCCGGCCAAGCCTCCACGAATTCTAACCGCCAACCCGATGCCGTTGATCGGCCAAGGTCTCGCTATGTCTTTGATTTCAGTTGAGGCGGCCGCCGGCATTCTCGGCGTGAGCCGCAGGACCGCGTACCGCTACGCGGACGAAAAGCTGATCCCGGTGGTCAGGTTCAAAAAGACAATCCGGGTTCACAAGGAAAAGCTCGAACAGATGCTTGAAGAGGAAGCCGCTGCTAGCATGCGCGACGCGGTCGGCGTACCGGAGGAAGTATGCCGTACAAGAGAAACGACTCCGCCTACTGGTGGATCTCTTTCAAATCAGCAACAGGAAAGCTTGTTAGACGCTCTTCTGGAACTGCCGACTACTCGGCGGCGAAAGCACTAGAGCAACAGGAACGCGCGAAAGCGTGGAAGGAAAAGGAAATGGGCGTGAATCCGCCCAGGACCTTTGAGGAGGTGATCATTCCGTATCTGCAACACGCTCGCCAGCATCAGCGCAGCTACGAAACGACCGTGCACCGCATAAAGCCGCTGCGCGAGTATTTTGCCGGACGTGTGATCAACGATCTAGGGGGGCAGGACATCCGGGGCTACGGAACGCACAGGCTGGACGCCGGCGCATCCCCGGCAACCATTAACCGCGAACTCGCGGCATTATCCGCGGCTATCAACCACTGCAACACCGAACTGGAGTGGGCCCTCCCGAATCCCGTTAAGGGACGGAAGATGCGCGAGGCCGAGGGGCGTGATCGTTGGCTGACAAGGGCAGAGGTCGAGGGCCTGTGCCGAGCCGCGCGCGGGCAGAAGTTTGGCCCGATGCTTGAGGACTTCATCCGCTTGGCCGTCAACACAGGTTGCCGGCGGGAGGAAATGCTTGGCCTGGAGTGGCGCAGAGTGGATTTTGCCAACCGCCTGATCTATCTGGAGGCTAGCCACACGAAGGCAGGAAAGCGCCGGAGCATTCCGATCAACGAAGGAGCGATGGCAGCACTAAAGCGACGAATGGCATTCAGGTCCGAGACAAGCCCGGAATGCCCATGGGTTTTTGCGCGCGCCAATGGTGATCGAGTGGTATCGCTATCGGCCGGCTTCAAGCAGGCCTGCAAGGCAGCGAAGATTGTGGACTTTACGATTCACGACTTGCGCCACACCTGCGCGGCATGGCTGGTAAGTGCCGGCGTTCCGTTGGCGGATGTTCGGGATCTGCTCGGACACTCGACGGTCGCGATGACTGAGCGATATGCCCATCTTGCGCCGGACAGGGTAAGGGATGCGGTTGGGGTTCTTGATCAAGTCCGTGAAAGTCGAATTTCACGTTCTGTTCACGTTGATAATCCAGCGCATCTACAAGGAGGGCCGCTGAAGCTCGTAAACACTTGATTTATAAGGTGGTGCGGACGGAGAGACTCGAACTCTCACGCCTTGCGGCGCTGGAACCTAAATCCAGTGTGTCTACCAATTCCACCACGTCCGCGGGACACTGCTTGGAAATGAAAACGCCAGGCCCCGGGCCTGGCGCTTCGGAATATGGGGTGGACGATGGGAATCGAACCCACGACACCAGGAGCCACAATCCTGTGCTCTACCAACTGAGCTACGCCCACCATATTACGACTTGCGGTAAAACATCGCCTGCTTCTTGCCGATTCGCCGAATGGCGCACCCGGCAGGACTCGAACCTGCGACCATCCGCTTAGAAGGCGGATGCTCTATCCAGCTGAGCTACGGGCGCTTTATTCATCTGCATTCAATGCTGAGCGCAAACTTTAAGCTCTGGCAATCACAAAGTCAGCAACCGACTTGCTTTACCTCTTACCCTGCGTCCGGCTGTGCTCGGCAAGCGGGGCGCATGTTATACAGGGGGCGAAAGGCCGTCAACGGGTTTTTTAAAAAAATTCAGCTATATAAAGGAGTTACGGCAAATCCGCGGGTCGCCTCCTTTGCCCCGGGCGGCGTCCATGCGAAAATGCGCGTCCTTTTTCCACCCGATTCGATGGTTACCCTTCCGACATGACCGCACAACTGATCGACGGCAAAGCGATCGCCGCCAACCTTCGCCAGCAGATAGCCCAACGCGTGACCGAGCGCCGCCAGCAAGGCCTGCGCGTTCCCGGCCTGGCGGTGATCCTGGTCGGCACCGATCCGGCCTCTCAGGTCTATGTGGCGCACAAGCGCAAGGACTGCGAGGAAGTCGGCTTTCTCTCCCAGGCCTACGATCTTCCCGCCGAAACCAGCCAGGACGACCTGCTGGCCCTGATCGACCGCCTGAACGACGATCCCGCCATCGACGGCATCCTGGTCCAGCTACCCCTGCCCGCCCACCTGGACGCCTCCCTGCTGCTGGAGCGCATCCACCCGGACAAGGACGTGGACGGTTTCCATCCCTACAACATCGGCCGCCTGGCCCAGCGCATGCCCCTCCTGCGCCCCTGCACCCCGAAAGGCATCATGACCCTGCTCGCCAGCACCGGCGCCGACCTGTACGGCATGGATGCGGTCGTGGTCGGCGCCTCGAACATCGTCGGCCGCCCCATGGCTCTGGAGTTGCTGCTGGGTGGCTGCACCGTCACCGTGACCCACCGCTTCACCCGCGACCTGGCCGACCATGTGTCGCGCGCCGACCTGGTGGTGGTCGCTGCCGGCAAGCCGGGACTGGTCAAGGGCGAGTGGATCAAGGAAGGCGCCATCGTCATCGACGTCGGCATCAACCGCCAGGCCGACGGCCGCCTGGTCGGCGACGTGGAATACGAGGTGGCGGCACAACGCGCCAGCTGGATCACCCCGGTGCCGGGCGGCGTCGGGCCGATGACCCGCGCCTGCCTGCTGGAAAATACCCTGCACGCCGCCGAACACCTGCACGACTGA